ATGAAACATAGGAAAGTAACTTTATCAGCAGTTTTATTATGGGGCGTAGTTGCTTATGCACTTGCACTTCTTACATATTGTACAATGAAGAGTGTATTAAGTGCTTCAGCAGATAATATTTCTGCTTTTGGCTCTATTCTTGGCGCATGTGCTGCTTTTTTTGCAGTATTTGTAGCTGCATATTTATTTAATGACTGGAAGGAACAACATAATAAACAGGTCCAAAACGATTTTGCTTTAAAGACATATAATCAATTTAAAAAATTTGAATTAGCTTTATTTAAAGCTAATGATACTTTTTCAAACTTATCAAATATTATTGATTGGAATAATGAAATTGATTTGCCACTCGATGACTCAAAGGTAAAAGAAAGCCAAAATGAAATGAATTTGATGTTTTCACAAGTACATGAAGCTGAATATGAATTTAAGAACTTCATGAGTCAATTGGTTGACTATTGCGTAGTTACCAATCAAGGAGATAATTTTTTAATAATTCAAAAAGACTTATATAGACAATTTTTTAAATTTTATAACAATGAAGATGAACTTTCATACTCTTCATATAATCAATTCTGGAAAAATTATAGTTACTTATTTGATGAGTACTTATCATTAAGAACAAATACTTATGAAAAAGTTCTCTGTACACGACAAAAATAGATAACTCATTGAAATAATGTCACAATAATTGTTTTCTAACGACGAATACTATGACACATCTCAATGAGTTATATCTTATCTTAAACAAATCTCTAAAATGGAACAAGTCACATTTAAAGTGCTTTGCGCTCATCATGCTTGTGATTATTTTAAAGCAAACATGTAATCTTTCTTCTGCATCTAAAGCCTTGCCCATCAAGTGTTTACCACAATCATTTTATCGACGTATGCAGCGCTTCTTTGCAGGTCAGTATTTTGATTATCGTCAAATTTCTCAGTTGATTTTCAATATGTTTTCATTCGACCAAGTGCAACTGACTTTAGATAGAACCAATTGGAAATGGGGAAAACGAAATATTAATATCCTGATGCTCGCAATCGTTTATCGTGGAATAGCGATACCTATCCTTTGGACATTGCTTAATAAACGTGGAAATTCAGATACGAAAGAGCGTATTGCTTTGATTCAACGCTTTATAGCCATTTTTGGTAAAGACCGTATTGTGAATGTGTTCGCAGACAGAGAGTTTATCGGTGAGCAGTGGTTTACATGGTTAATTGAACAAGACATCAACTTCTGCATTCGTGTTAAAAAAACTTCATTGTCACCAATCATTTAGGAAAGAATCATAAAATTAGTGATTTATTTCGCCATCTTAAAGTTGGTCAAATTGAATGTCGTAAACGACGGATTTTGGTTGGTCGGGTGAAACTATATATAAGTGCACTACAGTTAGAAAATGGAGAGCTTTTACTCGTCGTTTCTCCTCAGTTTAATGCCAATGCTATTCAGGATTATGCATTACGCTGGGAAATTGAAACCTTATTCAGTTGTCTCAAAGGACGCGGGTTTAATCTTGAAAATACGCGCTTGACAGACCCTAGACGAGTGAAAAAATTGATTGCGGTGTTAGCTATAAGCTTCTGTTGGTGTTACTTAACGGGTGAATGGCAACATAATCAAAAAAAAGCGATAAAAATAAAGAAGCATGGACGACTCTCAATGAGTTTATTTCGCTATGGTTTAGACTATGTTCAAATGGCGATTCAGCGTTTAATTGGTTTTGGGAAAAAAGAAGAGTTTAAGGAAATTTTGGCAATTTTAAGAAAGCAGAATCCTGATAGGATAAGGGTTCTGTGAAATTTGTCGTGTACAGAGGAAAAAGTTATAAAAGATATTTTAGATAAATTGCAAGAACACTTAAATTGACAATGCCATCTTTAATTTTTAATAAAAAATGCGAATAATTTTGCTCAAAATCAGCAAAAAGTTGAATAAAATGAGCAAATATTTTCTCAATCAAGCCCTCCTTAGAGGGCTTTCACACAAATGCCTACATTTACATTGTTATTGATCGTATGAGCTGTGCATCCTGTTAGGAGAAAGCATAGTAATACTAAAGCCTTCATGACATCCAACTTTTAATTTTGGCTAGATTGGCTTTACGTTCAACTAAGCCATTTGTACCACCATTAATGCGACGGGTTATAGTTAAAACGTCATCACGATCTGCAAGTTCATTCAACCCGTTGTTAGTCCAGAATTTACAAGCGACTAGCAAGCCGATACTCGGAATTGCTACAAGTTCGGGATGTGATTCAAAATCAATGCCCAATGCTCGACCATATTTTTGGTAGTTATCACGGCCAGTCAATTGGATCGGTCCACGGCCTTTAAAACGCACACCATCGCCAGCCATAATATTACCTAGATCTTTTCGACCTTCATAAGCTGCGCCGCTGGCTATTTCTTCCATGTATCGAAAATTTCCTGATTCATGTGCAAGCTGTGCAATGAAATGAGCAAACCGCAACTCATTGTAGAGAATTGCATAATCTTTAAAGTGTACGTTAGCTGCTAACGCCAGTTCTTCAGCTCGGCTTTGATTTGCACCTAGCTTCTTAAATAATGTTGTAAGAGTGTCGCGCCCTATCTTCCCGTCAACTGCAACACCAAGTGTTCTTTGTAGATTGATAAATTTCATTTCACTTTCCTTTAGATAATAAAAAACCGCCCGAAGGCGGTATTAACTGTTCTCAATGTCTTTTCTGGCTTTCTTAAACTCTTTGATCACTTCAACAATCGTTTTCCCTTCCTGTTTATCTATAAAATTAAAAATCCAACGGACTAAAGCCCAACCGGGTAAACCACAAACAAAGAAGAACCCACCTAGAGCAATCATCCCCCATACATCAGTAACCCATTCATGAAGTCCCCACTTCACAATAATGAATGAGCCGCCAGCCAAACTTGATACAACCGTACAGATCAAACCAACTGCCCACTCTTGTGGTGAGCGTGGCATACGAGTCATTAATACAACTGCTGCAACCAAGCCGACTGCTAAAGTCACCATGATTGCAACCCCATATAATTTTAAAAGTGCTGTAAAACCGCTAGTGGAAACTGGTTCCATAAATTTCTCCAGATATTTCAGACAATAAAAAAGCACCCGAATTGGGTGCTCAAAGTTCTTTTAAAGTTTAAAGGGTTTGTAAGATTTTCCCTCCGTTAATCAATTGAGTTGTTAGCGGCGCCACCCCAACAATTGCAGGTCCACCCGGCCCCGGCTGACCTTCAGTTGTGCCATGGTATTGCCAATTCCATGTTCCATCATTGGTGGACTTGGTACCACGTTCGCCCCAGTTTCCGCCATCGCCTGATAATGGAGATCCATAACGGTCATTTTGGGTTCGATAACCCTTCCCGGGTACCGAAGCTTCGGCATCAGTGATTTTCATAACCAATAAATAACTCTCCAGATAGAGGCGATAATCTTGTGAGTCATTTGAAATCGGCTGTCCAGTCATGACCCGACCAAATGGTGCTCCAGCACCACCGGGAATTCCCTGAACCCCATAAGATGATCCAGTGTAAATACCACTTGGTGTTGCTCCACCACCTGAGCCGCCTCGAGCTAACGTCCCTCCATCGATAATCAGGTTTAGTTTGCTGTGCCGATTCAATAAACCGGGTGCTCCCTGAAACCCATCACGCCGGGTTTTGGTAAAATTGAAGTCTGAATCTTTTTCCCAATCTCCGTAAGCTAGATGTGGCAACCCGCCATCTCCACCACGTCCAACAACAGCACCTTTAATAGTCAAATTTACCACGAGATCAGGTGGGAACTCACCAGTATCAATAGCAGGTAATTCTGATGCAGCTGGAACGATATACTCTCGTTTTGCAGGACTAGACTTATAGTTGAATTTATAGACAAATCTGGTTTCCGGTCGATAAGAACTTGAACTTGAAACCAGTGCACCTGCTTCAACTACAAAACTGATTTCTCCAGTCGTTGGCAAATCCCCTCTTTGCATCTGATACAAACGTGCCAGATTAATATCAAGCTGGTCATATCGAATGTAAATCGGTGAATCATCTACTGGTACATCAATAAAGTCCTTGTCATTGAGGTAATAACGTTCATCGTAATTAATTGCAGTAATAGTATTAGAGAACTGGTCAGCCGGTTCTCTTTTTGCAACCAGATAAGGCAGTGAGCCTTTGGTATCGTCATTAACCACCGTATAGATAGTATTCACAAAGTCATCGGGACTAAGCTTTAAGGCCCCGTTCGGTAAACGCCCTAAAACTACTTTGTTCTTGGCAGATCCTGCGGTAACAGGAATAAGGTCCACGGTACCATCCCCCATTTGCAAATAAATCACATAACTCTTGCCTGCAATAAAATCTACATCATGGCTTAAAGTCAGGATTAAACCCTCTTGCTGCACCACCTCACCACTTTGATGGATACCATTGCGATAATCAGCTACAGCGATCCGGTCACGTAAAACCAGTAATTCTGATTCTGGTGCCGCATCAAAGGTAATGGATTTGCGCTGGAAGCGAAGCTTGTTCCAAAGCCGGTACGCATTGAAATGCGCTTGCCACTTGTTACGCACACCTACAGATTTCACCTCTTTGGGGTTCTTGGCCCCTTTATCCGGTAGATAGATATTTATGCGGGTGTCGTCGGTCGGATCCGTGTATTCATAGATCAGTCCGTCGTAGTCATTCATCATGCCAAAGGTCAGGTCATGCTTGTAACTATCCGGAATGATATTCCTGAAGTTAAACAGCATTACCGAGTTATCAGTTGGACGTTCAAAATAAAGCTTGAGCTTATTGTTTTGCCGATATGCGGTACAAAATACGGCATCACAAAGATTGGTAACCAGCTCTTCAAAAGATAGGTTTGTATCATCAATAGTGGTACAGAACTCAGCCGCAAGTGGCGTACCAAAATAATCAACTACATCGTTATAAGTCCGATAGATGTTTTCCAGATCAATCTCATCAATCGTACGACGGCCAATCTTGTCATCCAGTGCCATAGATACCAAAGCATCAGCAAAGCTAGACGTTGGATATAGCTCTGTTGTCATTGCCCCGTTTTTATAAGTCGGCAACATTCGCTGAAGATCAAAATTGATCTTGCGGGATTTAACTGACAATGCTCCAGTCGTTGCATATGTACGTGCACGGAAAACCGTTTCATGCTCATACGTTGTGCTTTGTAATGGATATGCACCATATAGTGCTTGCCACTTCACATCATCTACTACCGTTGTAACCGCCGGTGTTGGAGTTAAACGGCGTGCACGGACACTACAGCGCCCCTGAAAAGTCACCATATCCAGCGTTGCACCAACTGTCTGACGTGACTTTGCTGACCCCTTTAGGATTATCTGCTTCAGCATTGGATTGCCAATGGCTGCACCAGATTCATTAACCGGCGTTACTTCAACTTCAATCGTGACGTTTACAGCTCCCTGATTTCCACCTGAAGAAACTGTGTAAAGTCCATTTGTGGCCACAAAATTACACAGCACCCGACTTCGTTCGACATTGTCCAGAATGAATGGACCAATCCACTTTTCACCTATTGAAGTGATCTTTGGCGATAAGGCTGCTGTTTGCTGATTCGAAAGTTCCTTAAGCTTTAACCAGTTTTTGTTTACCGCAGCTGGATTGGATAAAGTCATGCGGTCGTCAGCAACCGACAAGACACTATAAGTCCCGTTTAAATCGTAAGTCTGGCCGTTAAACGTGAATGAGGCATTGGTGATTTCTACGCGGTCATTACTTACAAACTTAGTGGTTAAATCCGTATTGTTTGCAGATGCCCGAAGGATCTCGTTTGGATATGCAAAATGAAGATAGTTCGTACCTTCTAAAGACTGTGTATCTGCTGGACGGAGAACTTGGCCATTAACAGAAGTTTGATGCTGAACCGTTAAGGGTGGAGTTGTAATTTCGGTACCAAGCGAGAAATATGGCTCACCCGAGACAATATCGACACCCGGTCGAAAGACTTCTACCGATGCGCCGGCAATATCAACAATGTTGGTTTCACCGTCATATGCACCGTTAATTTTATAGTGACCACGACCAATACAACCGACAACATGCTCTACTTCGACATTGTTTTCATAAACTTTGTAAGGCACTGCGATTAGGTCGGGAGTATTCCACCCAGCTCCATAGTTATCAGCAATACGACCATTCACCCGGATCTTGTTTTCACGGTTAGAAAGTTCATTATTTGCCGAAGAAGACTGGTTAGTATTTTGAGTAGTCTGGGCTATCGATGGAGTCGGCATTAAAAATGCGATCGCAATACTAATCACAATCGAAACAATAGCCGCGACCCATTTTGGGTTCTCAACTACGATAAAAGTACCCGGTAAGAAATCAAGCTGCTTTAACTCATAAGCATTCTTCGGTGTGACTTCGTTCGCAAATGAAATTTCCGCATGATCCATATTGCTTGTGGTATGAAAGATACGGACATGCTCAGGCATATGTTCATATTTTGAAGTGAGCCATTGCCCAATGGTTTGAGCCTGTTCAATTGTCTTTTCTTCAGACAAAGCATCTTTTTTATAAATAACTTTAATCATAATAACTGACCCGATTAAACCCCATTTCCATCACAACCTCTTCAGGCAAATAAGTGACTCCGCTTTCCATGAGGTGAAGAATCTTTTGCCCACGAAAAAGCCCCACATGCGGGGGCTTATTTCTTTGTCTCGGATGGAAGGCGACTATGCAGCCTTCCTTGGGCATGGGTAGCGGATTTAAAAGTTTTAACCGTGAAGATAAAAAAGTAATTTTGCCCTTAGGCTGCATAAAGAGTTCAAGCGCTTCCGCCCGATCTATACCATATAGGTCCATTGCAGCTTCATGAACAAAGTGAACACAATTGTAGTGTTCATCGTCATATTGCCTATCGAGCAAATGATCGTGACTTTTCATATAGCCCCCTTCAAACCACTAAAGCGATCCAGTGCAAAAATGTCCCCAGTTTTAGTGGTATTTAATCGTGGTGATTCAGCCTTGAATGTCACAGCTTTATGGTTCATGGCGACACTTGAGAGTTGCAGTCCAAGTAAATAAAACATTGGAGAGTTCAGATTGTCTGAACTGTAAATCCGGTAATTTACGGTCGGCTTTACATCTGGATATTGCCCTTCGATTACCCGTTCAAACTCATCCGGCATTACATCACCTAAACCAGATATAGAGACTGTTAATGTCTGGTCCAGATCACCCAGCATTCCGGATCTTTGAATAGATGCTGGCAAAAATTCATAATAGACCTGACCGGATCCCTCCTTATGTTGAACATAAACACCTCGGTCATCATTACGGACTATTCGGTATGTATTCATAAAAGAAGGATGAGAAAGCTCAATACACTCCAGTTGACAGACATCAACTTTCCGATTGAAAAAGAACTTGGCATATTCGTTATCCATTAGACCTCCCAATCTTTAATTAATGCTATATCGGCATTCAGGTTAGGCTGGTTTTGAACAACTTCGAGCTGTGCATTTACCCGGTAAAGGTTGCCATTCACTTCATTGGTCTTGAACGAGTTTGGAATGAAATTGCATAGATATTGCTGACGTTCCCCCTGATCAATCACCAGATCCGCATAAAATGAAGCTGGCTTATTCTGGTAGACCCGCCAGAACGCCATCATTTTATTAAAATCGGATTTACTTAAATTCCAGTTCACATCGACAATGTGGCTATTCCGTTTTACATCGATGTAATAGCGTCCACGACCGCCATCCATCTGCTGACGTTTCACATCATCACCCGGTGTTACGCCATAGCCGCTGGTCTGAGGATTTAGCTTTAACTTGTACATAACTTTCCTTCAGGTAATAAAAAACCACCTCGAAAGGTGGTTTTATTGATTAACGATTCCGTCTTGCTGTCGTATTCTCAGTCAAAGACCGACTAATGGTTGAGTTTGGATTTGCGATTTGATCACTTACAAGCTTAGGTACCATTCTTGGAAGCTGCTTATCCAGTTCATCTTTAACAATGATCCGGACAGTTTGCTCATCCAGTTGTTCGGCTTCAACTGTCGCCCCACTCACCTGATTAATCACTTCAATTTTGAAATTGATTGTCGGTGTAGAAGGTTCAATTGAAGGCATAATCTCAGCTTGAGGGCGTGAAGTACGTCCTAAAGTAAAATCCTGAACATCATCCAGATTTGAACGATCTTGAACTAAACCATTGGATGAGAAGTAGACCTTGCCATCATGGAATAAGTCAGAATTTGCCGAAGAAGCTAACTTAGGTGTGTCTCTATTACCCTTATAGATAATCTGAGTATCTTGAGCCGGTTGATTAAAGATATCAGATTGCTTTTGGCTTTCTATAAAGGCATTAGAGCTCATCATTGCACGGCGCATGACACTATCAGCCGAGGCATTGTTATTGAGAAAAGCTTCAGGGTTTGCACTCTTACGCATTTTCTCAACTAAACCAACTCCCCCCCAGCGTTTAATGTCTTCTTGGGACCAGACCACCTCTCCTTTATGGACAATACCAGCAGGTTCATATTTTCTACCAGATCCAGTGTAACCACCGTCAGCAAAGCCTTGATCTTTGATTGCACGGATGTTTGCAATAATGCTAGCGCCTTGAGCAACCGCCCCAGCAATTAATGGAATGTTAAGAGGAAAACCAGCTTTTGAAGCTGCTGCAATATTTTGCTGAATCGCAATACCAGCAGCTGCAATGGCATAAGCTTTATCAGCGGCGAACATGATCTTATATGCTTTAGATTGCTCTCCAAACATTGAACCAAACATCGATGTAAGTGAACCCATCATTTGGCCACCAAATGCAATTTGGGTGTTCAAACGATCTTGCTGATATTTATCTTCAATATCCTGAACATTCTTTGCATGTTCAGCAGCAATCTGATTACGTTGGTCCTGAGCAGCTTGAATGATAGCCGTTTTCTGATTTTCGTAATCCTGCTGACTTATAAGCTGTTGCTCAAATTGTGCATTTAAAGCCTCAATAGAATTTTGTTCATTTAAATTAACCACACCTTGCTGACTATCAAGTAGATTTGTCGCGGCACTTAGGCGGCTAGATCGTTCTTGATCTAGTCTATAGAACTCACCACTGCCATTCATATCAGCTTGAATACCACCCCATGCTTGACCAGCTTTTGCTGCACGATCAAATGCTTCCAATCTTTCCTGATCACGTGATAATGCCAGTCGCTTACGTTTTTCCTCCTCGTCTTTTACCGTCTTGGCAATTTCTTCTCGCTCCAATCGGTAGCGTTCTTGCATTGCCTCAGTTTCTGAAAGCAAGAATAATTTAGCTTGAAACAAACGTTGCTCTTGAGCAAGTTTTAGTAAACCTAATTCTTGTTGCAACTGTTGAGCTAACAAATTAACAGCCTCTTTACGCTGTTCTTTCGTCATCTCTAAGTCGTGTTCAGCTTCAAATTGACGTTTTGCAAAACTGTCCTTTAAAAGCTGCTCTTCCGACTTGGTGAAATCACGGAATGAATCAAGTTTAGTTTTCGTTGCCTGCTCAGCAATTGCAATCTCATTATCTGCACGTGCTTGGAGTTCTGCTTTAATTTCGGCCTTTCGTTCAGGGCTAAAGTTAGCTTTATCAACTTCTTCCAGTTTATTAGAAAGATCATTTCTAATTTTTGTGACTTGATTCGCAACTTCATTTTCTAATTTAAGCCGAAGGTTAGCTTGTTCTTCTGCCATTTTGGTGGCATCTTGAATAAGTTTATCGAAGTCTTTTGATGAAATATCGCCAGCTGTATAGCCATTAATACCTGCCATATAACTCTGATAGTCATTCCAGTATTGATTATTATTTTTACCAATACCTTTACCCTTCATTACATTGCCTTCACCTGCATGATATGCACGTACAGCCTTCTCTAAATCACCTTTAAAAAGTTTCAAAAGATAAGACATGTACTTAGCCGCACCTTCAGCAGACTGTGCTAAATCAGTGCGGTCTTTTACGCCATATTGCTTAGCAGTACCTTCGAGAAACTGAAATCCACCAGTGGCTCCGGTTTCTTTGTTATAGGCTTTTGCATTACCTCGAGATTCGATCATATGAATCGCGGATAATGTTCCTGATGGAAGTTTGTATTTAGACTCTAGATCAGCAAAGCCGAATTTTGAAGCATTCGCTAGGACTTTCGCATTTACATTTAGTACTTTTTGCTGATCTCGTAATGCCTTATTTTGCTCTTTAGTTGCATTAGTAGCCTCATCACGAATTGCAGCGACTCTCAAATGCATTTGCCACTGCTCTTGTAAAATTTGAAGTTGTTCTTTAGATAATATGACCTCTCGTCCAATATTATTTTCCTTTCGCCAATCTAAAGTAAAATCAGCAAACTCTTTTGCTCTAGCTTCTCCAAGTAGTTGTTTGTTACGCATATAGTTGTTAATCCAATATTGGTCATCAAGTATGGATTTGTTAGCATTTTCACGTAATTTCTTGAGTTTCTGTTCTGCGGTTTCAGCTGCGGTTCCAGTATTCTCTAAAGCATCAGCATGCTTCTGTTGCTTAATTGCCGCATTTTGTGCTTCATTGCCTCCAAGTTTCACCTCAACTCTTAATAATTTAAGTTTCTCAGCTGATAAACTTGCTTTAGATGCATTGTCATCATACTGCGCAGCCTGTTTTTTCAGATTTTCATATAGATCTGTAGGCAACTTAATTTTATTTAGACGTTCAATGGCTTCTGTATAGCTGATAGTTCCAGTTCTCGCTTCCTGGGAAATTTTTTCAACCTCCCTATTTCCTCGTGCATAGTTCTCGATATCAATTAATGCAGACCCTACAGCACGCGATGATTTCTCTAATGCTTTATTTTGTGCATTAAAAGCAGTAGTTAAATCATTAACTGCTTTAGCCTTATCATTGCCAGTTAATTTTTTTAACTCCTCATCAGCTTTCTCAGCAACTTTAGCTTGTTCAGCAAGCTTTTGCTTTGCCTCCTCTGCCTTATTATTAAAATAAGAATAGGCTGCCGCTAATCCCATTACTCCTAATGTTGCAACTCCAGCCCACCCACCAATTAATCCAAACGCCCCTTTAGCTAGTCTCCCTGCAATTGAAGTTGCAGTATTTAGCTTAATTTGAGCTGCTGTTTGTGCATTTGTAGCAGCAGTTACTGCTGCCTGTGCTTGTGCGTATCGAGTTGCTGCCGCAGTTGCTCCAAATTTAGCTTGGGTTTCTGCATTTGTTGCTCGCACATTCGCGAGATGAGCTTTTGCTGCATTCAAAGCAGCGGTAGCTTCTGCATATTCTGCTTGAGCATTTAATACAGATGCTTGGCGGCTCGCTAAAGTTGAAGCCATTCCCTCTTTAATAGCAGCGCTCTTCATCAAAATTGCACGAGTGATATATCCAATACCAACTACTAAAGCCCCATCAGCAATTAAATCTAAATTACTTGCAAGAGTTTGAACTGATCCAGCTAATACCTGTGCCGCACCACTTCCCTTACCTGCTTCGCCAACAAATTTTGTGATCTCGTTGTTTAGGAGTGTGAGAGACTGCCCGATTGTGATATCTGTTTTAGCAAAAAGAGCATCAACATCAGATTCTACATTTCTAAGTGCTTTCACGATTTCCTGTGAAGTGATTTTTCCTTCAGCAGCCACTGAACGTAATTCACCTACAGTAATACCCATACCCTGAGCAATTGCTTTAGCTAATGCTGGGGTTTGCTCCATTACAGAGTTAAGTTCTTCACCACGTAATGTGCCGCTTGCTAAAGCCTGCCCGAATTGGACTAAAGCGGCATCAGCAGCTTCTGCGCTAGCTCCACTAATTGCTACAGCTTTTGATACCGTTTCAGTTAAGCGGGCCGTATCATCCATTGTGAGGTTTAAAGTTTTGGCATTATCACTAAAACGCTGGTAGACCTGCAGAACAGAATCCCAAGCTGAATAGGTTTTTTGTGCGATCTGGAAGGTATCTTCAGTTGCCTTGTTTAGCTCAACTTGGCTGCTCGTTACTAACTTGAGGCGGTTTTGGAGTCCTGTATAAGTGTCCATCTTAGAAATGGCAGCACTTACAGTAACCAATCCAGCCATATAACCTGCAAGTTGACGTGTAGCAACAGATAACGCATCCATTGATTTAGTGGCAAAGTCGCCTTTACGCTCAATACTATCTAATTCATTGCCTAGATTACGCGCATTACGTTCAGCATTTTGCGAATCAATAACAATGACCAAACGGGATTCTTGTGCCATCTTACTTTTCCTCTAGGCAATAAAAAACCCACTCAATGAGTGGGTTTGTGAATTAAGTTGCTTTACCAATCAGCATTAACTTTTTGTTGAGTTTTGATCTTTTCAGCCATTTGATCAGATGATTTATTTAATTCATCCATAATTATTTTAGCTGATGGATAATTTTCGGTAATAGTACGATTGGTTTCACTATAGCGAACTCCGCTAATTACCTGTGCTGGTTTATAGTGAGTAAGATTATCGTAACTTACTTTCATTTTCCCATCTTTTGTATCTACGCGCACTGTGAAATCTACTCGATCACCAGCAGTAACAGTCATACAATCAGCAAACCCAGAACAACGGTATGGCATATTACCTTTGCCAATAATTGAACCCGTAGTCTTATCTTCGTACTGAATTACTGCATTTGCTGAGCGAAAAGCTGTTGCAAACCATTGACGTGCGCCATCATAAATTTGGCCTTGCTTTAATCCATCTATTTGATAAACCTTTTCAAACTTTACAGGTTCTGATGGTTGCTGAGGGGTAGTAGCACACCCAACTAATCCCAAACTCAATAATCCAGTAGCCAATATTTTTTTCATGAATTTCACCGTTTGTTATAAAGTGTACTAACTTTAACAAACTGGTTACTAAATGTCACATAAAGGAAAACCACCCGAAGGTGGTATTTTAAATCAGGCTATGCATGTAAAAGTTTTTCAGCACCAGCAGCCAAGAAAGCCGATCGAGTAGTATATCTCTTACCTTTACCTACATTCTCATCAATTTTACGAATCAAACGGCTTGGTAAAGTAACATTGATTTTTTCTGGTTTACCCAGATAACGACTAACATCAACTTCGGTAACCGCCCAGATCATTCCTTTATATTCAGGATCATCGACAAATTTAACTAGTTCGGAAGCTAATGGGATTTCCTCACCATCTTCAGCCAATATTTCTAAATGGCCTGAAATAGCTTCTTTAACATTCTCAATAGCTTCTTCAAGTGTGTCACCAGCACTAAAACAACCTGGAATATCAGGAACAGTGACACCAAATGCCTCAGTATCTGATCCTCGTTCAATTGCAATTGGATATAACATCTCAACACTCCATGCCCTTGGCATAAACATATCGCCCACTGCGTTATGATTAGTTGTAAGGGATATAGTATTTAAAGTCGGGAAACAGCGGGTCAATTTAGACCCGCTTGTTTCAAAATGCTTTTAACAGTTCCGTTTGGTAAATCCTTTTTAGGATGTGGGATTGTAACTAACCCCTTTTTGGTTGGGTGTTTAAAGTGATGATGACTTCCTGAAACCCTAACCTCATACCAACCATCTGCTTCAATCATTTTGATTAAATCCAGACTTTTCACACCAATCCCTTATTAACTTGATGAGATAATAATAACCCTAGAGTTATTATATGTAAATAACTCTAGGGTTACTTTTTTGAGGACTTGGAATTTATTTTTTTATGGGCTTCATCTAAAAACAAGTTATCCAAAGCAAAAATACAATCATTAAAGATATGAGCAGCCACAGGCAAATCATTATGCTCTGCATAGACATTGATTGCGTGCTGATCTAAAGATAAAGGGATACCCTGCTCATATCGTCGGGATCTGCAAATAGTGCTAAATGCCGAAAGAATGGAATCAGCCGCATAAGAATACTCTGGCGGATCAGGAATACGACCACCTAAGAACTTGATTTGTTCGATTTCGTGCGGCGTTTTTGACGCATAGGTCTTTTGGTACTTATAGAGTTCGATGACTTTCCCAGAATTAAAGCCTTATCCTTATCGGCTTCTTCCTGAATCTTCTGGGCCTGTTCTTTAATGAATAACCAGATTGAAATACCAATGTCACCTTGATTGAGAAGCTTTGAGGCATTCTCAGGTGTATAAGGTTTTTCCGATTCAACTGGCTGACCATCTACAACTTCTGAAAAAACTATCCCCTTCCAATCTTCGATCAGGTGAGCAGCACACGCATCCATTAACAATTCATGGTAAAGCTTGGCATCTTCATCTTTCACCATCACATCATAGCCTTTAGACGAGATCTGGTTACCTGCTCGTTCAATCGCTACCTGAAAAGGCTTATATGCGATACCACGGACTTTAAATTCTGCCTGTACCTCTCCATCAGCACCTTTGTATTCGCACCATTTTGATACGTCCGAGCTTTTAATAATTCCGACTTTTAAAGCCATAGCAACCTCTAATTTTTAGAAATAACAAAGCCCATGGGATTCCATGGGCTTTGTTACTGAATAAGTTGATTACACAAGAGCACGTACAATTGTTGGACTAGTACGCACTTGGGCAAAATTGATATCTATTGTAATGATGTCATCACCACCACCATCCGGGTGATTTGCTTCCTTAACTTCAAGTTGCGGGAAGTTAAACGAGTACTTACTTCCTTTGGTGTCTGTAATATCGAAGGTCAATGTAAATACATCACGGGTTTTAATAGCATCTATCCAAGAAGCAGATGTTGCTGAAAACATGAAATTAGCATTTACGCCAATATCCATCATTTTCTCTAAGTAAAACTCAGGCGTGTACTTACCAGAACCGATACAACGGATCGCTTCCAGATTATTACTAAAGTTGATGGTAAGTGTCTGCAGACAAGCTTTACCCTGAATTGATTGACCATTAATAAGTAGCTTTTCAACGTTTGGCATACTCACCAGAGGGCGAGTCGATGCTGGAATAGGATTTGTAACAGGATTAACCTGCTGTCGCGTAAATGAGCTACCTACTAAACCAAAGTTACCAGTGATTTTGCCTGTGGTCTGTATCGTCATTTCACCTGTATTCACTTGAATACCGCGATAAATAAAGACTTGACCAATATCTTCAAAGACTTTTACCAAGGTAAGAGACTTACGTACTCCACCACCAAAACTTAAAGCATTTGCAGCCCAGTTATTGAAAGCGAGAACATTTAAGAATAAGTCAAAGGTACCTAGTGATAATTCAAACTCTAGTTGACCAGTTACTTCGGCTTCCGTTACAACAGCGCCTTGGCGAAAACGTGAATCAACTACTTCACTGCTATCTTCAGTAGTAACATTTTCAGTCAAACTATCAGTAACACGGCGAACTGTGTACCAAATTGGGTTTGCTGGAGTCGTCCCTAATACTGCTTCTTCACAAGCATATAATCGAATTTTTGCGCCTGAACTCATTTATAGTTCTCCAAAATTTAGGCATAAAAAACCCGCTTTATCAGCGGGCAGTTATAAAAAATGGGCGTAAAAAAACCCGCTAAATTAGCGGGTCCTTACTGGGTTTCTTCTGAGAGATCTGGCGGAGCTATACCAACCATGGCGGCAGCCACAGCCTCGGATAAGTTTGTAGGCTGGAAATCAAAAGGTGTTTCAGTTGTAGGTGGCTCAGGCTCTGGTTCAGGTTCTTCATGCAAGCGAATATCAATCCAGCGACCTTCTGGAATATCTATAGGTAATTCCAAGTCTGCAACAACTGCAGCAAGTTCAAAATCAAACTTACGTTTATAAGTCTTAATAGATAGATCACCGTTTTCCAATGTGTCATACACCACAGCTACGATCGTGTTTCCATTTGCGTCTTTGGGTACTTCGATGTACCAACCTTCTTGGGCAAAGCCTAAAGAGCCTTTAAGTAAATAATCGCCTACATCAACTTTCTTAAATTCAATCGGCTGTTTTTCTGCATCACTATTGAGTTCGATATGGTCGTTAAACAACTTAACTACTGGTGAGGCTGATTTTAAGAATCCGTTTGCATCAACTGATGTATTGAAGCTGGTCTTTAAATGCCCCCATGCTGACCATGCATCAGATCCAGCACCATATCGATATGACATTTGGTGCCCTTGCACACCTTTGAAGAATTGCCATGAATAAGTACCGATTGAATCATTGGCGTGATAGCCCATCAATGTCCCATAACGCATAGGCATATAGAGAGAGTTTGCTGTACTCCCGCCTTGCCAGTCACCATGTGAAATGTTGGCAAATCTATTAAGCCCTAAAACAGACACCCAATCAGAAACAAGTGTCTTATTAAAAAGCGAAGCAACCGCATTTGCTGAATATCCCAATGCACCAGCATCACCCAGACCTAATGCAACTTTCGCACTAATTGCGGAGTTTGCACCCGTTCCCCCTTGTGCTATTGAAAGTGGAGTAGTTAAACCTTTCATTTCAGTAATGTCAGTATTCACCCCTTTTTCAGCAGCTCCTAGATTTGATCGAGCTTCTGCTGCAGTGATTGCCCCTGTACCACCTTGAGAGATTGCTGCAGTTCCTTGAACTTGTGAAAAGTTAGGGCTTAAATTGGGAATGCCGGAAGCGAATGGCAGCATAAATTGCCGCTTGCCCTGTGAGGCGTTATACGGGAATGGCCGATGATCCCAACTGAATTTGAATACAAGATTTGCCATTATGCTGTCACCCCGTCAATTACTTGAAAGGTTAAGGTTTCGGTATGTTGAGTATTACCACTAACAACGGCCTTAATATCCATCTGACATAAACCTAATGGCCAAGCTGCTGTGCTTGCACCTGATTTAATATTCAGCCATCCCTTCTGTGTACTTTGACTTAATGCAGTACAAGTTAACGTGGCCACAGCTGCACCATCAGCCAGAGCTTTAACCTGTGAAGTGAAGGTATAACCTGTAAGATCAATTGCACGGCGAACATCATCAGGTGGATATTGCAGGGCTTCATCCATATCGACTAACTGAAGGTTTAAATTGAAAGTGTCACCACGCTTAAAAACGAAATTGCTCATAAGTGATTCCTATAGACATAAAAAAACCACCGATGAGGTGGTAGTGAAAGATTGGTTTGTTATGTGCTTTAGTTAACTAAAAAACTTATTGATACATTGTATTGAATGAAGTCAGCATCTTTACCTGCATAAATTGATTCGCCATTCAAACACTCTAAATCCTCAAATGAAAAATGCTCAAAATGTGCCAGCAAATCATCACTAAGAACTGTTAGTGCTTTTTCTCCGGTATGCAATCGATCAAAACATTGAACCATGATATTACCGGTACGGCGAGTACATGGCTTATCTGCAATACCTGAAGTAAAACTCGGACCGCCTGCAATCGTTAAGCGGCACCATACTCCTTTTGTTGGCACATTAAAGCCTGGTGCATTTGGATACTGAATTCGTTCCTGAGCAATACCAGTAAAAGCTTGCATACGATCGATAATAGCTTGCCTTGTCTGCTCTAAAGTCATTGCCATTTTAGCCACCGTACTTTTGAGAAATAAAGTTATACGTGAGGCCATAAATACCTTGTGGCGCTTGATCAGACCAACCGTTTTCTAAGCGCTCAGCATAAGGCTGGTTGTTCTGTATGTAGACCAAATTGCCCAATTTAATCTTTACAGCTTGAATAGCGGCATCTTGCACGGCGTTTGTTTCAGGTTCACGTATGCCATAGTCACCAGATCCAATCGAAACAATATGTGAAGCACGGTATGCACCAGTATCAACAGGACTTAAATTAACCAAAGATTGCACAGTATCCATGGTGATTTTTTTCACTTGATCTTGCACTGATTTAGCCACATCCAGACTAAAGCTAGTCGGTTTTTTCCCCTTCCATCCCATGCTTTACCTCACTTTCTTCGTACATTTCAAATAGGTCCTGAGCGATAGACTGAATTGAATAAGCTTCAAACTCAGAGCTTGGTTCTCGTTCACCCATTAGCTTTTTAATCTTTTGCCAGACATGAACAGCTTCATGTAAAAGCAATCCATAAACTTGAATTTGGTCTTTATCCGCCGTATCACCAATTTGGACGATTGCATATGCACCTTCAGAAAAAGTACTAACCTGTGCATCTGCTCCCATATCCAAAAATTGATCGGCTTTATCCATATCTTCAAATAACAAATCCATGTGAAGCTGATTTCTAGCAAGCGTGTATTGAACATGTTGGAAAGGTGAGATATGCCATAAGGGGACGTAGTCTGTATTTACCATGGGATCTCCTATATTTTGGGCAATAAAAGACCCATCAATCTCTTGACGGGTCTTTTATTTCATTTAGAACCATTTATCGCACTAGGCTTTGAAAAATTGCCCCCAAGCTTTCAAATTGTTATTTGATAAAGCATTACTTTTAAGATCATTCCAATTTTTATAGATCTCAAACCAAATTTTTTTATTTTCAGGTAACTGCGCTTTCATCTTCAAGATGTGCTCCACCATACTAGGTTTAATCTCTGGGTGCTCAAGTAAACTTTGATGTCGCTCCTCAACTTTACGCCAACCTTCTTCATTTGACCTGTCCTCGAAATAATAATCAAAGAGTGCTTTGAAAGTTACAAAAAAATTAGAGCTTTCAATAGTTCCCTCAGCATATTCATCAATTACGGCTAAAAACTTATTAACCATATCAACGCCAGCTGAATTAATTCCTTTAAATTCGGGAGTAAACGAAAAAAAGAAGGCAATTGTATTTAAATTTTCTTCATCAATTGTGGTAAGCCATTCTTTAAGGCTTTGATGTGGGTTAAGCATTCTATTTAAGTCTCTATTGTTATGTTGAAAGAGTAATAGATATAGTGACAAAAATAAGGATTTCAATAATATAACTGATAAAAGATATACTAAAAATTTAAACCTTCCTCAGCTGACATTTCCAGATTGTACTGGCTGGATCTTGTTGAATATGGATAACTCGAAATGAGCCTAAGGCTGTTAGCCATTCATCATCTATTTTCGGCACCATGGTTACTTCATTCTGCAGCACTGTAGCCTTTTTATCTGTGGCCAGCACTCCAAGTGTCTGAATCTCATATTGACTGTATGAGCCAAACAGAACGCCACGACCAGAATAGTTTTCTTTAACTTCAACATGAGTTTCAGTCTTAGGATCCCAATTTGTTTTTGATATCCGTTCACACGTAAAGGTATGAACGGCGTCCGCTAAATCTTCATTAAATGCTTCAGCAATATCTGCCTGAATTTCGTCACGTAAGCCCATATCATGCCCTGTAAAGTGGTATGCCAAAGCCATTAAAACTTGCATTTGGATCTTTCAAATCAAGCGAATCAATATAATCAATTGCTATCTGTTCAAAGCTAGAAATCGCTTCAGTACCTTCTTGATACTCTTTTTCAGATTCGACTGAATCAGCTTTAACTTTCTTTCGTTTAAGCAACTGCTCTTTGCCGTTATAAATTACTTTGGCCAGAATTCCTTTGATAATTTCACAAGCCGCGTCTTTAAGAATGGATCAATAGGATCTGGTACAAAACCAATCTGTTTTTTCATCCAGACATTTGCAGTTGAACCAGACGAGCTTTATCACTGTCTGGTGCAAAATCGCTGCCCAAAATTGAATTGCGTCATCTACAGTAATAAAGCTCATTGCATTATTCCTTCGGGATTAATTTAAGGAGTTCTGCTTTTGTTGCAGACGGCTTGTAGCCAATGTTCTTACTAGCCAAATACTCTTTTAATTGATCATTTGACCAGTTTTCAAAATCATTAACTGCCGTTTCTGTTGCTGAATTTTCTGCCGCTTTTCCAGCTTCCAATTCAGCAATACGCGCTTGCATAGCAGCAACATCATTTTTTAAAAGCATCAAACTCTGCTTGAATGCTTACTACCTTTTCTTCAGCCGCTTTAGTAGCATTGTCAGCTTGGAGTACAGCATCTTTTAAACGTGAGTTTTCAGAAATTAACTCCGAACTATCACCACTAGCTTGTTCCAAGATTTCGATTTTCTGTTTAAGTTGTCCGTTTTCCTCAACAACCTTTTCACACTCAGCTTTAGTTTTATCAATAACTTCTTGCAGCTCTGGAGTAATTCCAACCGCTACATTTACAGTGGCCAAAGTCGTTTTTGCAGGCTCTTCCAATTTGCGAACTTCAACAGGAATATCCAGAGCTTGGTAATCATTTTGGATTTTCGGGTAATCACCGTAAATAATTACTTCTTCAGCACTTCGATTCGGATGTTCGTAATAATCAGGATTGGCAATAGTTCCAACCTCTAACGCAGCTGCAGCAGCAATACGTGTATAAATTAGCTTCATGATGCATTTCTCTTAAATGTAAAAAGAGGGCTTAATAGCCCTCTTATAGTGAGATGTTTATGAGTTAACCAGTTGTTGTTGTGCCAGATAGATCAAGCAATGTGCCTGCTGTCATGAAAGTGGAGTAGTTAAACCTTTCATTTCAGTAATGTCAGTATTCACCCCTTTTTCAGCAGCTCCTAGATTTGATCGAGCTTCTGCTGCAGTGATTGCCCCTGTACCACCTTGAGAGATTGCTGCAGTTCCTTGAACTTGTGAAAAGTTAGGATTTAAATTAGGAATGCCGGAAGCGAATGGCAGCATAAATTGCCGCTTGCCCTGAGAGGAGTTAAACGGGAACGGCCGATGATCCCAATGAATTTAAATACAAGATTTGCCATTATGCTGTCACCCGTCAATCACTTGAAAAGTAAAGTTTCGGTATGTTGAGTATTACCGCTTACTACACGGCCTTAATATCCATCTGACATAACCTACATGGCCAAGCTGCTGTGCTTGCACCTGATTTAATATTCAGCCATCCCTTCTGTGTACTTTGACTTAATGCAGTACAAGTTAACGTGGCCACAGCTGCACCATCAGCCAGAGCTTTAACCTGTGAAGTGAAGGTATAACCTGTAAGATCAATTGCACGGCGAACATCATCAGGTGGATATTGCAGGGCTTCATCCATATCACTAACTGTAGGTTTAAAGTTGAAGTGTCACCACGCTTAAAAACAAATTGCTCATAAGTGATTCCTATAGACATAAAAAAACCACCGATGAGGTGGTAGTGAAAGATTGGTTTGTTATGTGCTTTAGTTAACTAAAAAACTTATTGATACATTGTATTGAATGAAGTCAGCATCTTTACCTGCATAAATTGATTCGCCATTCAAACACTCTAAATCCTCAAATGAAAAATGCTCAAAATGTGCCAGCAAATCATCACTAAGAACTGTTAGTGCTTTTTCTCCGGTATGCAATCGATCAAAACATTGAACCATGATATTACCGGTACGGCGAGTACATGGCTTATCTGCAATACCTGAAGTAAAACTCGGACCGCCTGCAATCGTTAAGCGGCACCATACTCCTTTTGTTGGCTACATTAAAGCCTGGTGCATTTGGATACTGAATTCGTTCCTGAGCAATACCAGTAAAGCTTGCATACGATCGATAATAGCTTGCTTGTCTGCTCTAAAGTCATTGCCATTTTAGCCACCGTACTTTTGAGAAATAAAGTTATACGTGAGGCCATAAATACCTTGTGGCGCTTGATCAGACCAACCGTTTTCTAAGCGCTCAGCATAAGGCTGGTTGTTCTGTATGTAGACCAAATTGCCCAATTTAATCTTTACAGCTTGAATAGCGGCATCTTGCACGGCGTTTGTTTCAGGTTCACGTATGCCATAGTCACCAGATCCAATCGAAACAATATGTGAAGCACGGTATGCACCAGTATCGACAGGACTTAAATTAACTAAAGATTGCACAGTATCCATACAGTGATTTTTTTCACTGATGCTTGCTGCTGATTTAGCCACATCAAGACTAAAGCTAGTCGGCTTTTTCCCCTTCCATCCCATGCTTTACCTCACTTTCTTCGTACATTTCAAATAGGTCCTGAGCGATAGACTGAATTGAATAAGCTTCAAACTCAGAGCTTGGTTCTCGTTCACCCATTACGCTTTTTAATCTATTTGCCAGACATGAACAGCTTCATGTAAAAGCAATCCATAAACTTGAATTTGGTCTTTATCCGCCGTATCACCAATTTGGACGATTGCATATGCACCTTCAGAAAAAGTACTAACCTGTGCATCTGCTCCCATATCCAAAAATTGATCGGCTTTATCCATATCTTCAAATAACAAATCCATGTGAAGCTGATTTCTAGCAAGCGTGTATTGAACATGTTGGAAAGGTGAGATATGCCATAAGGGGACGTAGTCTGTATTTACCATGGGATCTCCTATATTTTGGGCAATAAAAGACCCATCAATCTCTTGACGGGTCTTTTATTTCATTTAGAACCATTTATCGCACTAGGCTTTGAAAAATTGCCCCCAAGCTTTCAAATTGTTATTTGATAAAGCATTACTTTTAAGATCATTCCAATTTTTATAGATCTCAAACCAAATTTTTTTATTTTCAGGTAACTGCGCTTTCATCTTCAAGATGTGCTCCACCATACTAGGTTTAATCTCTGGGTGCTCAAGTAAACTTTGATGTCGCTCCTCAACTTTACGCCAACCTTCTTCATTTGACCTGTCCTCGAAATAATAATCAAAGAGTGCTTTGAAAGTTACAAAAAAATTAGAGCTTTCAATAGTTCCCTCAGCATATTCATCAATTACGGCTAAAAACTTATTAACCATATCAACGCCAGCTGAATTAATTCCTTTAAATTCGGGAGTAAACGAAAAAAAGAAGGCAATTGTATTTAAATTTTCTTCATCAATTGTGGTAAGCCATTCTTTAAGGCTTTGATGTGGGTTAAGCATTCTATTTAAGTCTCTATTGTTATGTTGAAAGAGTAATAGATATAGTGACAAAAATAAGGATTTCAATAATATAACTGATAAAAGATATACTAAAAATTTAAACCTTCCTCAGCTGACATTTCCAGATTGTACTGGCTGGATCTTGTTGAATATGGATAACTCGAAATGAGCCTAAGGCTGTTAGCCATTCATCATCTATTTTCGGCACCATGGTTACTTCATTCTGCAGCACTGTAGCCTTTTTATCTGTGGCCAGCACTCCAAGTGTCTGAATCTCATATTGACTGTATGAGCCAAACAGAACGCCACGACCAGAATAGTTTTCTTTAACTTCAACATGAGTTTCAGTCTTAGGATCCCAATTTGTTTTTGATATCCGTTCACACGTAAAGGTATGAACGGCGTCCGCTAAATCTTCATTAAATGCTTCAGCAATATCTGCCTGAATTTCGTCACGTAAGCCCATATCATGCCCTGTAAAGTGGTATGCCAAAGCCATTAAAACTTGCATTTGGATCTTTCAAATCAAGCGAATCAATATAATCAATTGCTATCTGTTCAAAGCTAGAAATCGCTTCAGTACCTTCTTGATACTCTTTTTCAGATTCGACTGAATCAGCTTTAACTTTCTTTCGTTTAAGCAACTGCTCTTTGCCGTTATAAATTACTTTGGCCAGAATTCCTTTGATAATTTCACAAGCCGCGTCTTTAAGAAGTGGATCAATAGGATCTGGTACAAAACCAATCTGTTTTTTCATCCAGACATTTGCCAGTTGAACCAGACGAGCTTTATCACTGTCTGGTGCAAAATCGCTGCCCAAAATTGAATTTGCGTCATCTACAGTAATAAAGCTCATTGCATTATTCCTTCGGGATTAATTTAAGGAGTTCTGCTTTTGTTGCAGACGGCTTGTAGCCAATGTTCTTACTAGCCAAATACTCTTTTAATTGATCATTTGACCAGTTTTCAAAATCATTAACTGCCGTTTCTGTTGCTGAATTTTCTGCCGCTTTTCCAGCTTCCAATTCAGCAATACGCGCTTGCATAGCAGCAACATCATTTTTAAAAGCATCAAACTCTGCTTGAATGCTTACTACCTTTTCTTCAGCCGCTTTAGTAGCATTGTCAGCTTGGAGTACAGCATCTTTTAAACGTGAGTTTTCAGAAATTAACTCCGAACTATCACCACTAGCTTGTTCCAAGATTTCGATTTTCTGTTTAAGTTGTCCGTTTTCCTCAACAACCTTTTCACACTCAGCTTTAGTTTTATCAATAACTTCTTGCAGCTCTGGAGTAATTCCAACCGCTACATTTACAGTGGCCAAAGTCGTTTTTGCAGGCTCTTCCAATTTGCGAACTTCAACAGGAATATCCAGAGCTTGGTAATCATTTTGGATTTTCGGGTAATCACCGTAAATAATTACTTCTTCAGCACTTCGATTCGGATGTTCGTAATAATCAGGATTGGCAATAGTTCCAACCTCTAACGCAGCTGCAGCAGCAATACGTGTATAAATTAGCTTCATGATGCATTTCTCTTAAATGTAAAAAGAGGGCTTAATAGCCCTCTTATAGTGAGATGTTTATGAGTTAACCAGTTGTTGTTGTGCCAGATAGATCAAGCAATGTGCCTGCTGTCATTTTGTTGCTAGTAGCATGTTTTTTCCAGTTGGCACTTGAACCAAGTAAAGTAAGGTCAGGGTTTTCACCTTTTGATGTATCCCAGCTATAACCAAGAATATCTAGGTTAAATGTACCCTCAGCACGCATACCGATTGCCAAGTTTTCTTCATCATTGATGTCATACGCGCGGAAGCCTGGTACTTGTGATTCTGTAACAGTAACTGCACCCATTTGCAAACCAAATGCATCATCATCACCTACGGCATCTGTAACCAATACCGGCTTACCTAAGGTACCCGGTAAACCACCATAGATAACGATTTCAGATTCGCCATAAATTTGATTAGTGATTGCATCATCGACAATATCGAAATAAGTATCTGAGTTCATTACCCATAAACTAATACGTCCAAACTTATCGCCAAACTTACGCATACCACGTGTTAATGCTTTACGCCCATCTACAGCAATACTGCCTTTGGCAACCATATCCGGGTTGCTAGAAATAGCTGCTTTTAAGGAGGCTAAACTGTACTGTAAACGACCAGCAACCAATGCATCTGCTAAATCATAACCAAGAATCATGGCAAACTCTTCAGGTGTACGTGCACGGCGTTTGAATGCCTCTTCAGTAGAAGCATAAGGACCATATTTATATGGCACTTTTACACCTACAGATTCACCAGAACCAATTTTCTCTGGAACTACTTTGGCGGTTGAATTCACATCACGATGTTTGATGCTACCACCAACTTTGTAGAATGCATTTTTATTGAAGTCACCTTGAATGATTTCATTACGATAAATAATCGCACCATTGGAAGCTTCATTAAAGACATTCAAATTGTCTTGTAAACGTTCTAAATACGCTGTTTGGGCCAGTTGGTTGTAGATGATCATGTCGGAATTAACTGTCGTAGTCATAACTACTTATCTCCAAATATTTAATGATTAGTTCGGTAGTTTTAGGAAGGCATCATTGCCATGTTCTTTGATGTAATCTGCTTTCTGAGAAACAGACATTTCACTGCGTTTCATTCCAGTAGGTGCTCCACCTTTGCCCCCACCTTGAAAACCGCCACCAGTTCCTTTACCACCTTTAAGAATTAAGTCTTTATGCTGGTATCCACCAACCAATGACTCTAAAGCTTCATCAACATTTGCAAGTTCACCCGGGCGGACACGTGAATAAATCTTTTCGCCGTTCGGATCATATGCAACCACCTTGCCTTCTTCGATTTTGAAGTGATGACCAAAGGTTGCCTGAACCATGTCCACAGGTACTGCAATGTTGTCTTGAATGTACTTAGAACGAGCAAAACCACCGCCGATTAGTTCTTTATGTAAAGAGGCTTCTAGTGCGTCACGTTGCTCAACAATCGGAGCATATTTTTCCTCAACTGCTTTGATAGCTTCAGCTTTAACTTTCTCAACTTCACCGGCATCCACCAGCTTTTTATCATCGAGATTTTGGATTGTTTGTAATGCCTTTTTAGCTGCCGCTGGGTCTTCAATTCCTTCAAAAGCTTTTAATGCTTTTTCGGCTGCTTCTTTGGCTTCACGATGTGTTTTAGCTTCATTGTTTAAGCGTGCAATTGTTGCTACCGAGTGTGGTGCATCATGTGGCATTTCTTTGCCATCATCATGAATATAGATCGGCTTATCACCGTCTACTTCCGCATAAACTTTACCGTCGATTGTTACTGTTTTAAGTTTCATTGGTCATCCAACCTATATATACAAAATGGGCATCCGCCCGGATTCGCCGTTAGCATCCGCTTTCGGCAGGCAATAAAAAAGCGCCCTTTAGGACGCTTCATTTCTATAAATGATTATTTACTTAAAGCTTGGCGTACAAATGCATCTTTTGCTTCAAGTAGCTTTCTTAATCCTGTGGATTTTTCAGGCCCGTCAGGAAGTTGCTCATCCATTTGCCGAGCTAAATCACCAATTGGCTTACTAACTTGCTGCAAATGTTCAGGTAAATGTTCATATTGGAAATATTGGATAATAGGGCTTGGCATTTTCTTCTCGCAAAAAAAGCACCCGAAGGTGCTATGGTTAAAAATTAAGTTCTATTTGATGAGTGCAATTGCTTTTAATCTTTCAAAAGTAAAACCATAAATTGCCATGGCTTGAAACCTTAATTTGAAGAAATGGCACCAGAATTCATTTTGTGCTCAGAATATATTGAGCATCTGACATATTGATTTGCTTTTCAGACATTTGCAGTACCTTTAGCTACGTTTCCTTTGCACCCCAAACCCTTTGTCTAGGTTCGTCACCAACCAAGCGTATTCCTTGAGGACCACCTACATCAAATGTTGCTGTGATAGTCGCTGGACCCTCAAAAACACCACAATTCATCTTTACAGAGGTTAATCCAGCTAATGGAATACCTGTTACCTCGTCACAAAGGGCGAGATGAGAAGATCTATCTGAAACTCTTTTAAGAACTAAATATCTAACTTTTGATTCACTCATAGGCCAAACTCCATAAATGAGAAAAGCGCCGTTTGGGCGCTTATATAGGTGAAAATTGTGTCTTAAGTGAGTTTAGGATTGCCTGTCATCGGCAATAATTACTCACATTTAAACCCTGTTCCAACAAGGTCTTTTTTCAAATTTGAAACGAGAGTTTGTTGTTCCTGCTGTTGTCCACTAAGATAATTTTGATCTAGAGCTTCTGCACCATCTAAAGATTTATACAGCTCTTTAGATTCCTCTAAATTGTCTTTTAAAAACGTGGTGAGGTTTAGTTTCGCCTGGGCAGCTCTACATAAATTATTTTTAGCTTCTAAACCTTGAGTAGCCTGTTTTACTTGACCAGTTGCAGGATCAAAAGAATATGCATTTGCCATTGCTGACTCCAAAGCTTCAGACAATCGATCATATTCTTTAAGATATTTTTGACTTGGTTCAGCTAAACAAGTGATGGAAATTAGGGTTAGACATACAAAAGCTATTGTTTTCATATTGTATAAATTCTGATGTTTTAAAAAATATAACATAAGAAAAATTACAGACCCAACTTTTTAAAAGCTTTTTCATCCAACTTTCTCAAATCATCTAAGCTATAGAAACGGCCTTCAGGATCAAAGAACTTTTCAAAATCAAATTTTCCTTCCTTATAGAGCTTGTAACGCTTCGGCCCTAGCCACTCTTTTTGAAAGAAATCATCTGTCTTTTTAAAGAATTCTTTAAAAGTGGTATTGGCATCTAACTGCCCTATTAACTGGCTTCGCTCTTCTTTGGGGATGTCTTTAACTCTACGTTCGTCCATTACAAATGGCCGTTCGCCAACAAGTTGACCGTCCTTCTCGACCGGAACCAAGATACTGCGACAGTTAGGATGTAACGGCGGCACTCGCTTTGCCGGATCATTTATTTCCCACACTGAACCATCTAATGAAGCGCAAAGCTTAGAAGTTCGTCCATCTAAAACACTAACAAATCGGACATATTCAAAGCCAATTTGGTTGAAGCTATTTAGATAGGCTTGATTAGCTACATGACTTCGCACAGTTCTTACCGTTCGCTCAATATCAGTTTTGGTACCATTTAAGATCCCATCTTCATAGTTAAGTCGTTTGGTACCACGAATACGCTGAACAATTTCTTGGTTAGTTTTGCCTGAATTAATACCATCTCGAATTGCATACTCAACCTTTTGACGGGCACTTTCAGCAATTCTTGAAAGCAGATCATCGACAAGAGCGCCACCTGCCAACGGAACTTTTTTAGCGGATAAGAATAGTTTTTCCCCATCAGGCTTATTAATTTTTGCTCCATAGAGCTTAGCTACGTAATTGGCCTCATAAACAGCCAGCGCCGTAGCAGAAACGGCAAAAGCTTCAGGTAATGCTAAATTAACACTGGCAAACCATTGGGCAATCAAATCCCTAATTTCCCTTAAATTTGAAGTTGTATATTTACCACCAGCTAAAGCAACTTTCTCCGACTCATTAAGCTCATCCAATAAATCCCGAAGCTTAGATAGCATCTTGCTCGTATCATCATTGAATAAAGCCAATAACTCATTTACCGTTTTTGATGAAGCACGATAAAGATAGGCCTGGTGCTGAGTGAGTGCTTCAAATAGTTTTTTGATATCTGTTGCCATCTCACTCTACCTTTTGATTTAAAGTCCCATCTTGCTCTGCTTCAACATTCTGAAGCTCTTCTTCATATTTTTGTTTAGGGAACATACCTGTTTGGTTGTATTCCCACCATGATTTAAATGAAGATCGGCCTTGTAGAGCTGCTTCAAATAACTGTCGAGCTAACTCAGCTAAATAACCCTGTTTGTTAAATTCTTGACTGATTTCGAACATCAAATCATCTTTAGTTAGAACATCCACATTAGGCGTTACAAACTTAGCAGCCCATCGTAATGCTGCTGACAAGGCTTCATTCATATTAACGACACAGAGCGAAAGAACTGAATGCTGAACGGCGTCATCACTATTCGCTTCGGTAGCGGTCTTTTTACTTCCCGAGCCCTTCTCAATTAAACGCGCCCCCATCTCCTTCATTTTTTCCCACTTGTCTTTCATGGCTTCCCGGGCAAGCGTATTAGGATCAGCTTGAACAATACCTAGACCACCATTTTCAGGTAAAGGCAAAAGTACTTTCGCACCAATGTAGATGCCACGTTTCTTGGCTTGGTCATACCACTCCCAATTAACACCCTTCGCAAAGTATTGAGGTTGCCCCATATAAAAAACGGACTCTTGAAAGTCCGCACTGTCTCTGTAATGGGCTAAATTGAGATTAGCCAAAGGAAGTAATGGAGGCTTTTTAATCTCTTCTGAATTATCAATTGCACCTACAAATGTAAAAGGTATATAGGTCCAGAAATTCCCGTTGTAATCTGTTGGAAACTTCTTCTCTCCGCCAACCCAGTTACCCTTTTCACCCTTTGTGTACACCTGAACGGAATAAATATATTCCCCATTTCCCTCTTGCTCTAAACGAAGTACACGATATTGCTCTTGTTCGGTTTTACTAAATCCATCAGCACCGCGCTCAGACCTAAATTCACGGATAACTACGAGACAAAGTTTTTTCTGGTTATCGATCATTACAGAATCCCAATTCACTACATCAAGGGCATTCAATAAATGAATCATCGGGTAGGCTTTTTGCGCTTTAAATTCCGCTAGATTACGAGCTGGTGGCACATCGGGATAATCAACATATAAAGCGCAACGATAATGCTTCAATAAGTGGCGAATTCCATTTTGAGCCAATTGATAAGTACTTAAACCGGCTCCATTCGCATTACGTTCTAAATGAGCAAGCTCGGGAGGAAATTTAAAACTTGGATCTGTTGCAAAAGCTGCTCCAACTAAACTATTTGATGTAGTCCCTGTTACTTCATAAAAGACTGCACGGGTAAGATAAGCCTCATAAGCGCTTTTATTTGCAGGTGATTTATCATGTGCATTTGGCATCGGCAAATATTTTTCACCTTTAGCCTTAACTGCATCTTCACCTTCACAAACATCATCAAGTTTTTGCCAGTATGGCAAGTTCTTAACATATTCAGCATGTTGAAAAGTTACATCACTCATCGAGCAAATCCCATATCAGCGAAGAAGGTTTCAAATCCTTCATGTAATTCATTAAAAGCGTCAGATCCACCGTCTACCTGATCGTCATTTGTTCCATTAGGGAAATTCCGAAGTTCTTCAATAAAGGCTTTGTTCCAATCACCTTTAAGCATTCGAACATTCCCAACATTTACTTGAGCGGCAAAAGGCTGTGCCCGAGTGATCTTGTCACCCGATACTGGTTTTGCAACCACATGGTAGCCACTGAGAAGTTTTGTAAATGCCAGAGCTTGAGATTTCCCTGCTTGACCAGGGTCCTGAGGAATTCGAACAGTTACGTTTTTTCCATCAAGCTCAGTGGTTTGCTTTAAGCGTTTATTTACATTGTCAGGGCCAAGCTGTCCTCTTGTAACATCGACAATGTAAGTAAAACCATCTGCACCAAGAGCTTCTCGCACACCTGCTGTAAAGTCGCCTTCATTCTCTGTAGCGCCAAAATCCCATGCCCTTACTTGCTTCACTACATCTGCAGGCAAAGCATCAACAATTTGAATATTGTCGGGCTTAAAAAAACCGCCTGCTGGCGGTGATGGCATTTGTCGGTACTGCCCGGCAAAAACATACGGCGCAGCTTGCTCCATTTGCCTTAACTTTTGGATATTGTGTTTTGCTGGCCACAGTGCGGATCCGTCTTCCTGAATAGCTGAAAGACATAGATGCTCCCACACTTCACCGTTACCACCAGCTACAGGAACGCCGTCTTTTCTATCACCTAGCAACCATCCAGCTAAATCATCTTCATGAAGTCGCTGCATAATCACAATGATCGGCGTATCTGGCGAGTTAGTACGCGATTCGAGTGTGTTCTGAAACCAATCAATTACCCCTTCTCGAATAGTTTTTGATGAAGCTTCATGTGCTTTGTGCGGGTCATCAATAATAATGCAGCCGCCAAAGCCTTTACGAAGTTTTCCTGCACCAAAACCGGTAATCGTGCCGCCTGTACCAGTCGCATAGCAGACACCACCTTGGGAAGTTCTCCAGAAGTCTTTAGCCTTACTATCATCACGCAATGTAAGCTCGGGAAAGACTTTTCTATACGCCTCTTCTTGCACAAGGGTTCGAATCTGGAAGGCGTTATTTGCGGCAAGCATTGCCGAGTAACTGATATGAATAAACTCACAGTCAGGCTTCTTTCCAAAACACCAAGCCATAAAATTAATTACAGCAATTTCAGTTTTAGAATATCGTGGTGGAACGTTAATAATTAACCGCTTTATCTCTCCGCGATAAACTTTCATCAAAGCTTCACAGATTTCTAAGTGGTGCCAGTTCTGCATCCATTTATAACCACGGCGCTCCTTAAACATGTACCTTGTGAAGAAATATAAATCTTCTTGCGCCTCGATCCGGATGGCTTTATCCCGAGCCGCATCAGTACTCATCTAAGACTTCCCTCCGCGCTTTTAAGTAATCTTCCATTGGAACTGGAATTTCTGAATTAACTGTTTGGACTGGACCGCCGTCTTTGCCTGTAATTTCTTGGCGATTAGTAAATTGACCACCAATGTCTTTAGCGGCTTGCTCAAGAATTTTTAAGGCTGTTTTGACGTTTCTAGTCTTCTCAAGTTGTCTTTGGTATTGCTTCAATCGGTAGTACTTATTAGCAATTGGAATATCAATTAAGCCTTTATCAAACTCATCTCTGGTTTTTTCAAATAGTTCGACATACTTTTTGCTTAAGTTCTTACCAGCAACCTTTGTAGGGTCATAAGTTGCAACTTGAACACGATCTATATCAACGCCAAACTCTTGTTTTACGAGTTCAGCCACTTCTTGAGGTGTATCACGACAAGCAAGAGACTGAACTATAAAGATTTTCACAGGCTCTTTTAGTGTCGCCATAACTTCCTCATCGTATAACTACGTATAACAAAATGGGCAAAAAAAGAGCCAAAAGGCTCAATTGATTACACAATTTCCGCAGCATCTTGAAATATCAAGATTCGAAACAAACGGCGGATTTTTTGCGACTTCAATAAGTCGCTTAACATTTTTGCTTGGTCCATAACGTTTAACTACGCCAATAAACTCTTCAACGTCATGACCTGCAAGATAGTGCTTAGGAAGACCAGAACTATCGCTATAAACAATTTCTCCGTCCTCGTCTCTCATCACTCCAATGTGATAAAGCTCATGTTCAAGCAAGTAACAGAACTCTGTATCATTTGCACGCTCACAAAAAGAAGCGTCGACAGTTATTAAGTAAGTTGGCACAAAGCCGAACCAGTCTCGCATCTGTTGCTCTTGTCGAGCTTTACGCCAGCCACCGACATTGAACATGACTTTTTCGCACTGGCCCAACACCATAGCTTGCTTGCTTTTATATGCAGAAGAAGCCCAAGCAAATGCTAAGAACTCCTCATTGTCATGTATTAGTTCAGCAATATGGTCATGGTCAGGGTTATGCAAAGGACCACCAATAGTTAAAAAATTTGCAATTACCCAATTCATTAAATCAGGGGCTGGCGCCAATCGAATTGCTTCTTCTTCATCAGCTTTATCAATTAATTCCTGTGGAGGAAATGGTCTGATCTGATCCATCTTCAATTCTCGCTAATTCGCTTTTAATCCAATTAATTGCATAGCCTGATTCAATTTGGTGAGGCTCAAGACGCTCAAATACATAACCTCGGTCTAGTGCTAGATCATACTTATTAAATGAATTTGCTATCTTTGTGCCACCTCGGCCAACTGCCCACGGACTGCCAGCAATTTCTATAAGAAGATTCAACTTCACAATATAAAAATCGAACCGCCAATTTTTGGTTGATTCAAATTGAAATTTTCTTCTATAACCAATTCGATGCTCTTCTAGCTCTTGAAATAAAGTTTCTTCGGCCTTGAGATATTTTTCTTTAGGTTTAGGTAGTGGTCTAGATTTGGACTTAGTTTTAGGTTCTTTTTTTCGTGTAAGCCAAAAGTATTCTGTAGAATCCATTATTCTCACCCATTAAAAAACCGCCACTTGGGCGGTTCGTATTATTCATCTAAGGTTGCTTGAACCTCTTTAATATATTTAAGTAAATTATCTCTTCCCAATTCACTTAAATCACTAATGCCGTGACTACCAGAATTACTTAGGATTGCTACAGCAATTGCTGCCTTCCCCTTAATTTTTTCGCATTCAATTACAGCTTCAACTTCTCTAGGATTCATTGTCATTTGTTAGTTTCTCATTTTATAAAGTGAGAGACATTAATAATATGAAATCAGCAACTATTCAAGCACATACTTAAGATCATCAGGTGTTTCCAAATAACACCCGTTTTTATTGCAGAATGCGTGAATGTCGTTCAGGTATTCAGTGAACTGTGCTGTACTTGCATCTGTAGTGCTCATTAGCTCACAAAGGCCATTTGCTACATCTTGGTAGAGTGGATGTTTAGAATCCTTTAATTCTTTAACAGCTTTGAATGTTTTCTTATATTGACCAACATCATCACGATCATAGATTTTGGATAAGAAGTTCTTCTTAAAGAACAGATGTTCGTAATCTTTATCTGTTCCCTGCTTCTTAGCCCATTGGTTAAGCCACATCCAGTACAAACGGTTTTGAGCCTTTGAACGATCTTTCTCTTGTGGTGCAATCAATACGACTAAAGGCTTCCCTTCACTCGCTGCTTTAGCGTGATTAGTATTGAGATAGCCAATCACATAGTTGATGTCAGAATGGTTTTTGATGACGAATCTAGGTTCCATTTTGACCTCGCAATAAAAAAGACGCTGTTAAGCGCCTTTTTGAATTCTATATATGACCAGCAAGTCTTAATTAAAATTTAGCTAGAGTTTTCATGGCCGTATCCTCAGGGTTTATAGATAGTTTATTAAAGTAACTAGATATACATCAGAAACTTTAATTTACCTGAGAATTGATCTAAAAACAATCACTATCATTTTCAATTTTTAACATCCGCTCTGTTTTTTCTAACCAACCATCAAATAGAGCTTCCGATTCTTGTCTTGTGCCCAATTGATATGTATCGAATAGGAAATGACACTTATGGCAGAGAGGCACTGTAAACTCATCTGAGGCCTTTATTCCTTTTCCCTTACCATGCTTGCCAGAATTGGAATGAGCCGCTTGTGAGTGAGGATAGCCGCATCGAACACATGGCAATTTTCTTATTGCAGCAAGTCGCTTTGCATCACGCATGAAGGTTACTTCTAATATTCTTCACTTGGTCTTTGTGCCGCTTAATCTTCGCGTCAATATCAAGCATCTCTTTCGCAGTCATCAAACTACGTGAAAGGTTCTGAAGCTTTTCTATTTCATTGCACAAAGCATTTAAATTCTTCTTCGCTTCGATTGTGTCCATGTTCACCCCAAAAGAAAACCCCGCACTTAGCGGGGCATTTAAATCAAAGTCATATTACTTCATCTAAATCGAATCCAATTAATTCTAAATCTTCCCATTTTTGCTTGATAGCTTCGACATGATCTTCAATAGAATCATTTTTCTTAATCAAAACATCCTTAAACTCACTCCGAAATCTAACTACTCTTAGAACATATTTTTCGGTTTCAGGATTGTTAGAAATATTAACCTGAGTTTGAAACCCAGGTTTTCTCTCGATTCTTAAATCGATACTTTTTTGCACATGATCGATTTTTGAACGTGATATTTCTTTACCATCAAATCGACCGCCAAAGCAAACTACATATAAATTCATCTAAAAACCTCAGTTATATTTCAATCCCATAATGAGGTTTTTTTATTCAGTTTGCAACAAAAAAAATTAACGTAAGTTATTGTATTCTCAATAGTTAATTATATTTTATCTTTCCACACTTCCTGCATTCTTTGATTCGGTCTTCGTTATAATCCAACTCATATTCCCAAACATGTATGCAAAAGATCTGCTTAATTATTCGGAGCATGTGAACCTCCTACATTCTGGTGTTCCAGATCTTAACTGCAAGATTTACAACTTCTCTTTCGTTTTCCCAATCCACATAAATGCTTTCTTCACTTAATGGATGATTAGGCCAAGTTGTAATATGTGTACTAGGGCTTTGTGAACCACACTCATGACAAAATGCACGAGCCGACCAAATTACACCATGTTCTTTCAAGTCATGAGAATCTGAATCTACAGCTAACCCATCTGCGTATCCGCAAAATGGACATGGTAAGCCTTCAATGTCAGGGCGCATATTATTGTCTTGATCAGCATGCCAAGTATTGCCCATTTCAAATGCTCCAAAAAGCAAAAAGCCCTACGTTTAAGCATCGACTAGCAATCCAGTCCAGCACATCGGAATCCAATGTTCTAAGCTTGTAGGGCATAAAAGCAAAAAGCCCACGATTAAGTGAGCTTTTGAAATAACGCTAGTGAACCTGACTACTCAAGCGCACTATAACATAAAAGTACCATTACGCGGTCGACCAGTCAATACCTTTCAGATTTTTAATCGATTATCGCGAGAATGAATAAAAAATCTGGCACAGTTGATCATTGTATGTGTCATCTGCTTGCTTTGATTTGTGAGTGCAGCTACCGCACTTAAACTCCGATTTTCAACCTTATGCTTTACTAGGCACATCACCGCATACTTAGCCTGATAATCAACCGAGTCAGACTTGAAGATACTTCGAAGTAAACTCTGAATCTGATCTGCTTCAAAATCATTAATCTCACAACGGATGTAAGACTTACCTCGTGGCACTTCTTTCCCCGCTTCACGCATCAACCAATAGATCTGATTGATATGCAATCCATCTGGTAAATCCCCTCCTTTCATGCGCACAGTTTCACACCAAGCGCCGAACTGCTCTAGCCATCCATCAATTGTGTATTTATTCCAATCCATTACTGGTGTTACTACTGCCGCATTCATCTCTTTCCCCTTACTTGCCGTATTTCTTGATGTGATTTCTGACTTTTTCTCTGTTGGCTTCTCCGCTCGCTATCTGTTCATACATTTTTCTGGTCTGCCAAATGACATAAATAATGAGAAGGGGAGAAAATAAAATTCTCAGGATGATTAGAAGCAGCTTTAAAGAAGCTTCTGCATAGTCCTTGAGGTCACACCAATGATCTTCGAACCAACCCTTTAGAAAGAATCCTTGCCATTGGAGTGTGAGCTTTAATGCATCTACATCTACCTTTGATTTCATACCGTCACCTTCTTCCCGTTCATTCCCCAGATCAACATGCCTGCGTCACGTTGCTCTTGATTCGTACGCCCTTGCCAGCCAGTTATCTTGTTAAACTCATCTGCATTGAGCTTGGATTTAGTAGGCTTCACTAATAAAACCGCTAAGCCTAAAGCCTGAGCTATTTCTGCCAATAAGATGCCAGTCGCATGATTCATACCAACACGTCTAGCAATCTGCTCATTCACTTGTCTTGAGTGACCACCACCTACTCTGAAATTGGCTTTCTTGTTCTCCCAACCTGCCTCAATAACAACCTTTTTGATGCTGTCCTGTTCATTTCTGAATAGCTCAACAGTTTCAGGGAAAGTTAGATTTTTGAGTTGAAGATCATTCCCTAGAATGGCAACTCCCGACTTTTCCAAGTCAGGATCGATGCCAATGATGATTTGAGCCTCTTTGAATATGGTCATTTGACATACTCCGTAATTAAACGAATAATCAAAAACACAGTTAATGTTGCCGCTATCACGCCCCAAGCAAAAAAGAATCCTCTGCCAAACCACTCCATAATTGCAGGAGTTGAAAGCTCTCCGTTATACCAACGCCATGCGTACTTGATAGATACAAATAAAGCTGCACCGTAGATGATTGCTATCGCAAAGTCTTTCACCCTTCCCCCTTGAGCGCTTTAACCGCTAAATCAATGTTTGGCTCTGATTGATATAATTCTGCTTCCACAAGCAATCTAATTGCTTTGTCTACCCGCTTTTGCAGCTCGTCACTTTTCTGGGCTTCTTTCACATACATTTCATCAATAGTTTCAGCCACAAATATGTATTCACTTAATTGCTTTTGCAGCTCCTCCACTTTCGCTTGCATTGACTGCTGACCACCTTCAAAGGCAATACGGCAACAATTGGCATGAAGGAGAACCATATTGCCTTGTGTGCCTAACCATTCGTTAAATGTCATTGGTTTATCCATTCTTCACCTCAACTCAGCCAACCAAGAAAAGCTAGAAACGCAACCAACAATAGGAATGCTTGAAAATCCGTCATGATTGTTCCCCTATCGTTTTGCAATGTGGGCTGATGCGGTTTTCTATGGGGAAGTCGTCGCCAAGCTCTTCACAAGGAAATGGGTTGATTACATGTGCAATTGATACCTGCTCAACACCTTCAATTGACACCATTGCAAAGCCGTGACCATGCTCAACTGCATCTTTTGCCATTTGAACAGTGTTGGATTCATCGCCTAGCAGCTCTAGAAAGTTCTCGTGCAAGACTTTTGCAAACTCGGGATGCAATTCTTGTAAGCTTCCTACTGGCTTGGGCAAAGTTGGAAAGTCAATGCGGTGGCCTGCTGCGATTTCTTGTGGCTCAGCATGTCTGAATTTGATTGATGAAAATGCCTGCCTGTAATCGTTAATCCCAAGAAATCTACCGCCATCTAAAACAGCTTCTACAGTGTAAATCTCTGTATCGTCTGATTTACTGTTTTGAAATACGACCTTATCCCCTACTTTAAAATCACTCATGGCTGGCTCCTTTAAATGCCCCGATCATCGCCTTGTACATCTCTCTGCGCTTTCTATTTGTCTCAGGATGCACATCACTTCCTTTAACTGGGTTCATGTAGCAGTGAGCAGCATTAAGCATTTTTTGTGTAGGCTCTTTAGGCACTAGAACATAGTCACCACTTTCAAGCATTTTGATTTGCTCATCAACACGCATGGTCTTTTCCCTCTAAAATGCCTTTGAGGACTTTGTAGAAGCCTAATAGCTCATCATCAGAATATTCACGTAGATCACCACACGCATAGATGGCTTCACTAAGCTTTAAGAGCTTTAATTCATTTGCATCAATCTCAGCCTGTCGACTTTGTTTTCCCGCTTCAAATGCATCTACACCTGTGTAATTCAAATTCTTTTTTGCCCAATTCAAAAATTCTTGATTCATTCCCCGCCTCCGTATATTGATTCGTGGTCTTTGATTGCTTGCTTCAAACGATCCGATTTATAGCCATCTGGAACATATGCTTTTGCACCTTGTAAGCCACCAAGCTTCTTGACCAAATCCAAAGACTCCACCAGACGCTTGACCACGGACCGCTCAAATACACGATCGCCATGGTGAAGCTTTATCTCATCCGTAAAATCAATTTCACCTTCATGAACCACCAGATACTTAGCAGTGTTGACAAAAGACATTGATATCCTAAAAGTGTTAGGCCCAAAATCACGAATAAACTGTTCTGGTTTCATACCGCCTCCTTGTCATGTTTAGTCATGGCTTCCTGCTTGAGCTGGTCTAGCATTTTCAGCTTTCTTAATTTCTCGTAGAGGTTCGCTGCTGCTCTTGTTTCTTCATTACGAGTACCGAGGTTGTACGCTCTACGCAGCTTCATCATTGATGTGTAATCTACAAATTCGATCATGCTTTCAGCTCCCCTTTAACATTCAGCAAGTCCTTTGCAAACTGAGTTGCTTTGTAAGTTGCGTATGAGTCCTTTTCCAAGTAGCCGCTTTTAATTAATTCCTGCACATAACACTGAATCGTGTTGTTGGGCGCATCTAGCACATAGTCATGCAAATCCTTCATCGTGAAAGGTTGTGTTGCATGTGTAGCGAATAACAAAATGTCAAAAATGTTTTGGAATGCTTTAACTCGTTTTATTGCTTTCACGCTGCACCTCCAAACTCTTGCAAGCTAGCGAGATAAGCAGGATCAAGATCTGCAAATGTTGCTCTTGCTAAATCAGTACCTAGACGTACAGTTCCCACCTCTCCATCACGGCACTTTCCGATGATGATTTCAGCAGTTCCTGCATCTTTTGAGTTCTTGTCGTAAACTTCGTCGCGGTAAATGAAAAGAATCACGTCCGCATCCTGCTCCAATTGCCCAGATTCACGAAGATCGGCATTAACTGGACGTTTGTTAGGTCTGTTCTCTAAGTTGCGGCTAAGTTGAGATAGAGCGAATACAACGCAATCAAATTCTTTTGCGATTGCTTTCAACCCTTTTGAGATTTCACCAATTGCTCTAACTTGGTTATCAGTAACAACTGGGCTTTTCATGATTTGTAGGTAATCAACGAAAATTGCGTCTACACGGCCATACTTAGCTTTAAGTAATCTTGCTTGACGACGGACATCAGAGAGTGATGCATTAGCCGTGTCATCAATTCCGAATTTGGCATTTTCAAGCATCTTGTTAGCCTGAACTAAACGCCCCCAGTCATCATCCTCAAGAAACTTAGACTTGATATTGCGAAGCTTGATTTGTCCGACACCTGAAACAATACGGTCCCTGATTTCTTCCTCAGTCATCTCAAGTGAATGGAACTGAACAACAAGGTCTTGGTTGATTGCCATATCACTCATAATGTTTTGAGCGAATGTTGTTTTGCCCATTGATGGACGGGCACCAATCAGAACAAAGTTGCCACGACGTAGAGCACCGATTTTGTTGTCTAGTGCAATGAATCCTGTTCTTAAGCCCGTTTCAACATAAGTGCCGTTCTTTCGTGCAATGCGAGTTTCTTCTAGATCCGCATAGAGACGTGCTACAAACTCATTCACATAGGTAAGTGATTTCTTCTCAGAGTTGTCACCGATTTCAGCAATCATGTTCTGAGTTTTATTGAGCATCTCATCTAGGTTTGTGGTGAAGTCCTTTGCCATACCCTGCATAAGCACAGAAATATCTACGAACTTACGACGAACCATTAAACGATGAAGCTTCTCGATGTGTTGTTCCAGCGTTGAAATAAGCGTAGGCGCTTCTGCATTCAGCGTAAGCATGTACTGCTCATCAATGTGGTGAAGATTCAATGGGTTTTTCTTGATTTCGTCCCATACAAGAATGAAATCAATTTGTTCACCACGATCGTGGATTGCTTTAATCGCATCAAAAATAATCTGATGCTTTCCTGAGAAGTAATCACGGTTTAGGCGTTGAACATATTGATCTACACCATCAGCAAGAGATAACAAAGAAACTAATACACCTTGCTCTGTAGGGACTGAATGTAAGTAATCCATTATTTAGCCCCCTTGTATTCTTTGCGAAGTAAAACTGGGGCATTGCGTGGAGCTGTTTCTTGCTGCTCAACAACTGGATTTTCTAATTGCTCAAGCTCTGCATTTGTCTCTTGCCAGTTCCAAGCTGCTTTGAAAGATTCCCAACCACGGACAACGATAATTTGGAAGACACGTTCATTGCTTAGCTTTGCTTCCTGAGCTTGTTTGAAAACAAGTTGTAAAGCTCGTTGAGTTACTGGTTTTTTCTTCTTGTTACGAAGATCAAGATATTCTGTTGCTGTTTGCTCAGATACTCCGTTTTTCAACAAGAAATCTTTCGCTTTGAATTTTTGTGTTTTTGGTGCTGAATCAGCACAAATAATATCTGTAGTATTCTCTGTGTATTCTCTGTATGTATTCTCTGTATTAGATGGGCGGATTTGTGCATTCAGTATGGCGGAATTGTGCATACAGTCTGGCGGATTTGTGCATTCAGTATGGCTGTTCTGTGCATTCAGTATGGCGGAATTGTGCATACTATTAATATCAATGCTTTCAGAGTATTCGATCAAAGCTTGATAAAGGTTTTCATGCTCTACACGGTAGTAAACACGACGAGGCACACCCATCTTTTTTTCAGAGATGAATTTAAGTGATTTAAGTGTTGCTCTAGCCGTATCTTGCTCACGACGAGTAAGACCAGTTTCTTGAGTCCACTCATGATGTGTTTTGAAGATCCAACCTTCACTGTCTTTAGTGCGAGAAGTCCAGTAGACCAATTGAGAGAGCATTAATGCCCCATTGATCCCACATCCTAAAAATACATAGTGCTTGTTGAATGCTATTGGCTGTTCGTTCATAGCTTCAATCAACTTAATAATTGGAATTGATGCACCCATCAAACACCTCGCATGACAAATGCAGCTAAATCAGCTTTCGCTTTAGCCAATGCCATAGAGTTTTCGAGAGTTCGATTAAGCACATAAGCCTCAACCGCTTTTTGAAACAAACTAATCTTCCGATTTAGTTCAATGTCTGCTAATATTGAATAGTTCATTTAATCCACCTTGTTTGAACATTGAGCCTGAAGTCGACGATCAGGCTTTTTCTTTATATCCAAGCTCAAAACACATGCCGAAATCTTCAATGTCATCTTGAAAAAGATCGTCAATTGTTTGTTTGCTTTCCATCCACGCTTTTGACATCACAAAAAGTGCATTTAGCTTTTCTTCACTGATCATTCGATATTTCTTGAGGACAGTTTTAAATCCAAGAATGTCCAACAGCACTAAACAGTTCTCAAGCTCAGTCAAGCCATTGGATTTTCTATCATTTTTCATTCGTGATAATGTGCTTGGATCAATCCCCAACTGTTCAGCAACCTGACTTTGATTGCTTGATGCAAGGGCTTGCAAAACTCTAGAAACTTCATTTCTAGCCCTTGCACTCATTTCGGTTGATACTTTGCTCATAGTTAAGGTCCTAAGCGGTTAATGCTTGTAAATCGGCTTTAAGTTTGCCTTTGGTTTTGACTTGCAGGACTGCTTGAGTTCTGGCTGGTATACCGTTGTTTTCCCACTTCCAGAGGGTCACAGTTGAATATCCAGTTTTTTCAGACAACTCTTTCCGATTTTTGCAGCCGTGGTATGTCATGAGATCACTAATTTTCATGGTTACACCAAGTTAACTATAGTTAATAAACCAAATTTACCACTTGTTAACCATAGTTTCAATAGATCGTATTAACATTAGTTAATGTTTTTGGAATATTTGTTATGTCTTTACACTCTCGAATTAGGCAAAAACTTGAAGAAAAAAAATTAAGAGCCGCTGATTTAGCAAGAGCAACAAAAAAATCACCTGTTGCTGTAAAGAAATGGCTAGATGGCACTAGCGTTCCTACAGCAGAAAACTTGAAAGTCATTGCGAAATTTTTAGGTGTGAGTGACGATTGGTTGCTTTATGGTGGACCGGTTGAACAGGAATCGAACAATTTACCTCAATTAAATGTTCTTGATATTGAAGCCTTTAAGCAGAAGTACAACATTCCAGATAGTGAAGATGCTGTTAAGTTTGTTCAAACATCAGATAAACCATTCCCTATTCAAAAAAGATACGTTCCCGTCAAAGCCTATTCAAAGATGGGAATGGATGGCTATTTCACAGATATGGGTTATGAAGGCAATGCTGGAGATGGGTATGTTCCAACTCACTCAGCAGGACCAAGAGCCTATGGCATTAAAGGCACTGGCGACTCAATGTTTCCAGCAATTCGTAATGGCTGGTATGTGGTATGCGATCCTGATGCAGAACTTGTTCCAACAGAATTTGTACAGGTGTGCTTAAAGGATGGGAGGTGCACCATTAAAGAGTTTATTGGCATAAACAATGATGTACTAAGTCTCATTGCGGTAAATGGTGGTGAGCGTCTTTCTTTTAATATGGATGAAGTTGAAAGTATTACAGCAATTACAGACATTGTTCCGCCAAGTCAGCACAGACAAGAACATCCTTATTCGCATTAATCACAGGAAGACTTATGGACAATTCAAAACTACCAATCAACCAGATTATTGCTCGTATCAATGATGCTGCTAAACATGGTGAAGCTTTGGTGCTAACAGCCGAAGAAGTGAAGATCCTCTCAAAGGACATTGGTGATAAAGTCTTTATTCCAGTCCTTACAAATGAACAGGTTGTGCAGTTGGTAAAAGAAGGAAAGCTTGGACAACGGATTGATAATACAAAAAAGTAAAATCGTATGAGTAAGAAGGGTAGACAGGAACATCCCAAAGCTAATTAAAGTAGTAGATTCGATACAATCTATATATAAATTTTTTATTAAATGGCAATTGATATTAGTTCACTTATAAGGTAACTTTGCAGAAATGATAGACCCATACTTCTTTCGCTGGAGTGAAATTGGCTTTCCTGATGATCTTCAGCCAATCATGATACCAGACTGTATTAGGGTCTATATGCTTTCATCATCAATGGATAAACGTGATGTATTTCTTTACCGAGATAGGGCTGAATTTTCATTACATAGTAAACGAGACAACTGTGATGTATTGCGATTATTCACTCAATTAGCATCTCGCTGCGAAATGTGTGAACAACCAACTGAACTATTTGAATTCTATGACTCTTCTGAGTTGCATAGAGCATGTGTAGTTAAATTAGATGACAAAGATGTACCAGTATACAGAATTCGAAAAGCTAGCCTTCGATTATATTTGGTCTTTGTTAATGCATACATTGTTTTATTTAGATTATCACCTAAGCGAAAAGACAAGATTGATAAATCTGAAAAGACAATCATTGATAACCGTGTTAGAGCCATCTTTAAGTATCAAGCCGACATGGAAACATTCCTGGTGAGGTTGTTATGACAAATAAATTATTTTTGTTCTCATGTGAGCATGAAGATATATCCATTGTAAAAATGGAGCAAGTTGCATCACATTTAGTTGGACTGTTACGTCATAGTAATATGACTCGTTCAGAAATTGCATTACAACTAGGCTGGAAAAAAAGTCGAGTTACAAAAGTTTTATCTGGAGAAGAGAATCTCACTATTAAAACAATTTCCAAGATTTCTCGGCTATTAGGTTATGATTTTGATGTAATTTTTCATAATAAAAATTATGAGAGACCAAAACAACCTTGGCAAATTGATCGTGAAAGAAAGAAAGCCCATTTGGTTGAAAAATCACATAGGAATAAAACAACTTTTCTTTTTGATTTACAAACAGGTCAACAAGTAGTTGAGGATGTTTTATCTGGTAATGAAAAGGAATTTTATATAAGCGTAAATTCCTCAAGATATAACAATGGCAAAACTATAAATATTGTAGCTCAAGAAGTGAATACATTACCGAACACTACTTCATCCTATTTTAATGTTAACCAAGAAATAAAGGTCGGATATGAGCAGCGCTAACAGACATGAAACAGTTACAGATGTAATCAATACACAATTTAATCCTAGTTTACAACCTATTTACGCAGATCAAGTTTTTCAGATTGCAATAGAAAATAATATTGTGAAATTAATGCTTGGTCATAAAGTAAATCAAAATACTGCTGTGCATTCTGCCACAGTAGCCTTACCAATGTCTGGTTTATTATCACTTATTGACACATTAAATAATATTTTTGATAATCCCGACTTCCGAAATAATTATATTCAAGATGTTGAAAAATTAACTCAAGATCTTAAGCAAAGATTTAATTCTTCTTCAGAATAATCGTTGAAGTTGATAAAAAACCCACCACCACGGTGGGTTTTCTTTTTTAATATATTCAAATTTTCCCTGATATTATGGGATTAAGACTTTGTGCCAACATTGATCTTAAATAACCATTAATATCGGAGAAAATATGAAAACTGAAATCATAGAAGCTCTAGCGTTAGAGCTTACTAAGGCAACCATTGCTGATACTGACCCTTTAACCATTAATATAAAAAGCGCTGATCTTTGGGTTAAAACCTACCAGGAATCACTGAAAGCGGTAGAAGAAGCTTTAAAAGAACTTAAGCCAAAGCCTAAAGCCACATCAAAACCCATTTCAGGAATGAGCTAACCCTGATTACTCACACTCTACTATACTCAGCTTGCAGTTATTCTTGGTGGCAAAGTCATCAAGAATAGCTTTCAGCGCATACGCGTTCCGAAGCGTGCACTCTATTTTGAAAGCGGCTGTGCAATCACCAAAAAGAATCTTTTCAGCACGATCAACTTTTTCTTCTAGTTGATCAATATTACTTTCCTGAAGCAGTAGTTTCTCAACCATCTGCTTGCGCCATTCAAACATTTCTTCGCCTAGACTCATTTCTATCACCTTTGATAGTTGGGTTTTCTTTTGTCTATTAAAGCATGAATTATAGTTAATAAAAAGATTAACTGCTGTTAACTTTTCTCTTGACTAAAAAATTAACCATAGTTAATATTATCTCACAGACAACAAAAAAGCACACCGCCCCTCCCCAGGTCCGATGTGCTTTGCAAACTGCGAGATCAATTATGAACGTAAAAACCTTTTCAAACAAGCATAAGGTAACTGGAGTTACAGCAATTGCTGTACTTGTAGCCTTGAGTTCTTGTGAATATCGAACTGCTAATTCTAGCGTCCCTTCTAATTACTCATATGAAAGCGAGCAAGTCGTTGCTTCTGAATATGAACTTCTGGCTGTTAAGAAAACTGGAGAAAAATCTGGTGAAGCAGTTATCCGCATTGACGGCTTCAAATTAAACGTGAGCTTCGATTTTGACGGTGTAGCTGATAGCTATGGTGTAGCTGGATCTGATTTTACAGCGGCTGAAATTACTAACCTTGCTGTTGAGTCAGTAACTGACTTAAGCGGCAAACCTTGGAATGATTTCACCAATCATGACGACCATAAAAACATAAATATTTTATTAGCGGGCTATATCGACCGTAATAAATGGTTGGAGGCAGCCTAATGAAAGATTATAACTGCCCTACTTGCAAGAAGATGATTCCTGTTGACCGTTCAAAAATCAAAACTGGTGATGAGGTTTCATTTTGCAGAGTAACCCAGTCTTCTAAATCTGCACGTTTTTCTTCAAGAGAAGGAATTGTCAATTGCCGTGAAGGTGATGTGGTTTTAGTTAAATATCGCAAAGAAATTATTCCTTTAAATATTAAGGACGTCTCACCTGTTGATGCTCCTAGCCCGCTTACGTATGCCTTTGTTGGTACATGCGAATGTAAGGAGGCTGAACATGTCTAATTTCAAAAAACATCCCGACGGCTACAAGTCATTTTTAGGCCGTGATGATAAAGGGCTGTATTCAGTTCGCATTGGCTGGCAAGTGTACGCATCTAATGCTAATGGCTCAGTTCTTTACAAGGTGAAGGACTCAGTTAAGACACCTTTGGACGTTGAAAAGTTCCAAACTGACTATCCAAAAGTTTGGAATGAACTCACACAAGAAATCGACTTCCAACGCAGAAAGCAGCTCGCAATAAAGCTACGTGAAACAAACATCCCTACACGTGACCGCAAAGCTTATAAAACTAAGCGCGGCTTCACTGGCTCAAGATAAGGATAAGAAAAATGGCTTTACCGATTATTACTGCTGACCAAACTTTATTGGTTCAAGCAATTATTGTGTACCTTTACGCTGATCCGGGTTTAGGTAAATCATCGATGGGCTTTACTGCGGAAAAAGCAATTTCTTTTGACTTTGACCGTGGTGCTCACCGTACTGGTGAATTACGTCGTGGTGCGGTTGTACAGGTTCAACAATGGAGTGATGTTGCAAACCTTACTCCGCAGGACTTAGCACCATATAAAACCGTAGTCATTGATACCGTGGGTGCAATGCTTGAATGCATTAAAACCCACCTGTTACTTACGGCAAATAACCGTCAAAAAGATGGTTCTTTAAAGTTAAAGGCTCAAGGTTTAGCGAACCAAACGTTCAAGCAATACATCAATACTTTGATCAGTTTAGGTAAAGATGTTGTTTTCATTGCACACGCATCAGAAGATCAAAACGGTGATCAAATTATTTACCGACCAGATCTAGGTGGTAAAAACCGTAACGAGCTTTACCGTATCGCAGATGTCATGGGTTATCTAACAACTGTTACTACTGGTGAAGGTAAAAATGCCCGCGTTATTAATTTCAAACCTTCGCCTACACATCATGCGAAAAACTCAGGTGCTTTAGGCGGTGAAACCGGTGAAGTATGGGTACCTGATCTTAAAGCACACCCTACTTTCTTGGCTGACCTGATTACTCAAGCTAAAGATCACATTAACACCTTAACGCCTGCACAACTTGCAGCAGCTAAAGCCCAAGAAGAGCTAGAAAACTGGAAACAAAGCTGTGAAGAAGCTGAGCATGCAGGTGACCTTAATCAATTAACTGAGTCGCTTGATAAAGAACACATGTATTACCAGAACATGCGACAAGCAATGTTAATGAGAGCTAAAGCATTGAATTGCACGTTTGATAAACAACGTGGCACTTGGATTAGTCCCCCTGAATTTAACGGCATCTCAGATCAACAAAGAGACGAACTTCAAAACTTTATTGCTGAACGTGGCCTAGACGTAAAAACAGTATGTGAGCACTTAGGTATCGATGCCCTTATTCAAATTGAAGCAGCAAAACTTAAGGCAGTTAAACAAGACATTGAAACATTAGCTAAAACGGGGATGACAGCATGAATAATCTAATCACTGCAGCTGAAGCATTTGCAGCTCTTCAAAAAGGTAAAACTGTTCTTTGTCGTCCTATTGGAGACATGTTGGACTTTTCTGACTTAGATCAATTCCCCGCTTCTGTTTTTGGTAAACCGGGTTTTGAATTCTGCATCAAAATCGAAACTATTGAGCTGGCTGGCATTACATTCACAAAGCCATTAACTATTGATGAGTATGAAGAGGGTCAGGAAGTTTATGTAATCAGTACATATTCACCTACGGTTTATGTTTTAGATTTCAAAACTAACGCATTAATTGATTCTATTAACAGTGGCTTCGTTCAACGTGATGCAGAAAACGCCAAGCTTCAATTAAAAGCACTGTCCAAAGCGTTAGGTTTTGAAGTTAATGATGACTTAAGTGTTATTCGTCTTGGTGAGGAACCTAAAAAACAGAGAGGCAAAAAATCAAAAGCTGAAAAGCCTAGTGAAGTTATTTCTGCAGAAACTCAACCAACAATTGTTATTACCGAAAAAACAAATGTCATCACATCTGAAGATCTGTTAGTTCCAGAAACTAACGAGCCTAAAGTAGATCCTGAATATCAAAATAAACTTAATACCCTGCTGCAAAGAGTTAAAGACTCAAAAACACCAGATGAAGTAAATGCGGTTTATCGTTATACCCGCACATGGGATGACGAACAAATGAAGCCTATCCTTCTCGCCACTCACAAACGTCTTGAAGAGCTAGAAAAAGAAAAGGCATCTGCTAATGAGCCACCCTCTTTAATGGTTCAAATCCAAACTGCACCAGACCTTACAACGCTAGATGCTTTGGAAATAGACGTGGCTGCACGAGATCCGCAGATTCAACCGAAGCTAATGGGGTATGTGAGAAAACGCCGCTATGAATTAGAGAATCCTACACCTACTCAACAAGAATCTACCCCTGATTATTTATTAGTGGACGGTTTCTAACATGAAAGATCAGTACAAGAAAGTGAGCCAAAAACACATGCTTGGTTTTATGTACTACTTGCAATTGCTGGGCTACGTTATAGTCCGGCAAGGCATGGACCAAGCAATGTTTCTAACAAAGCATTATGCGGTACCAGTTGCTTGGCGGCGCATAACGATCGACTATCACAACCGATTAAATAAACCTGCCCAGCAGCTTTATAGAGAGTTTGTTGAGTGGACTAAAGAAGAATATTTGAGGGCTTAGGTAATGATTGATCTAAATAAAAAAAGAGAAGCTTTTGAAAGATTTCATGCCAAAGAATGTAATTGCAGTTATGAAAGTTTAAAACGTCAACTAGATAGACAAGAGGCACTAACAGGACACAGATATTTACCAACTAGTCCTCGTCATGAAGCTTGGTTGATTTGGGATGCCGCATGGAATGACGCCAGTGCTCAGGTGTTGCCAACTTGGATCAGCATGGATGATGAATGGCCGCCTACTGACATAATGGTACTTATTTGTTGGGCTGATGCACCTGATGTTACCCCCGAACAAGACTATATGACTATTGATGAAGATTTAAATAGTGTATGGGCAAATTATCATAATGATGCGCCTTCACACTGGATGCATTTTCATAGTGTGCCAAACGTATCTGGAGCTGCTAATGAGTAAGGTTATTGGTGAAGTTAATTTGAATCCTAGCCGTATTGAAGGTACTCCGGATCAGGTGGCTCTTCATATTTTTGAAGAAATCATTTGTCCAAGTACTGAGGAGCTTCTCAAAAACAATCCGGAAGCTGCAAAAGTTTTTGCATATCACATTTTTGGTTTAGCGCTTTCTCAGCTTGCCGAATTCCATTCAACTAAAAGTTTAGATAAAGCTGTAACCGTTACTCTTCACAACCTTTTGCGTCAATTGAAGAAAGAACGTAATGAGTTGAGGAGCTAATAGATGAGTGAAGTAAAAGTTAAAACATGTGATTTTTGTGATGATGGAAATGGTGAATGCATTTACCCCTATTACGGTCTTGCCCCTCATATTCATACGAAGCCAATTGGCGGTACTGAATTTATAGATGTTTCATTACCTGAAAACTTTAGTCCTGATGGGGATGGTTTAGGCATATATACACACTGTCTGAATTGTGGGGGTGATGGCACATATGAAGGTATCCAGTTAGAAGTTAAAGCGGAAAGTAAGGAGATTTAAATGTCACGTTTAACTAAATTAGATCGTATGACACATGCAGAAAAAGAGGCTGCTAAAAAAGAATTTTGGGAAGCTGCTGATAATCAGACCTTCCCGCCTGAAACGATTGCAATCGTAATGCACGTATCATTACCATGGTTACAGAAGAAAAGATGTGAAGGTGGCGGCATTCCATTCTCTAAACCGCATAAGCGGCAAGTAAACTATATGAAGTCGGATGTTTTGGCTTATATTGAGCAAAACAAAATGGCACATACTGCATAAGCGGCTAAGTGCCGCTTTTTTAATCATTTAAAATAGACCTTTAATAGACTTAAACCTGAAAAATAGACCGTATTTCCCGAAATAGACCATTAATAGACTATTTTTGTATTGCTAAAGATTGTGTAATATTGCATTGTATTGTTTTGATATAAATTACTAAAAATATTAATTTTTTAATATCGTGAGGTATTGCTTAATATTGCATTGTATTGTTAGAATCATTAAAATCCCGCTGAACTTTAGGGTTCAAGGGTAACGACATGCAGCGGCATCTTCGGAGCATTTATTTTTAAATAAATCCCTATAAATTCGAATTTTATTTTCAAATTAAAATACCTAGACAGACCTGTCAGTCTATTTTTTTATTCTCTTAACTAATTAGTTGTTCTTAAAATTAAATACTCATTATTTTTTTTAATTATTATTCATTTCTACGTAAACATTCCTCATACCATCCCGCTTGGAAATCTTCAATTGCTTGGCGTTTAAAGAAACTTGTCTTAAATACTTTGGCAGCATAAGCTGAGCTAATTAAGTCTTGATAAAGCTGCTTGGCTTTTTCATCTGCTAACCCATCGGCAATTTGTTGTAAATCTTGTGCTGGTACTTTTTGCTGTCGTGCTTCCATCACGTTATAAGCGACCTTTTTTACGATATTACAAATATCCGGGTCAGCTGTACTTTCATTAGCATAGCAACTGGTGGCAATAAAACTTAATAATAATATTTTAAATTTCATATCCCTATCCTATTATTCATCTTCCGTTCTTAAAAAAGTAATAGATGAGAAGACCTATTCCTTTCAAAATGTTCATGCAGGATTAATTACATAAAAATAAATGATCATGACCACAAGCAAGATGGAAGCAAGTGTTAAATAGGTGCCGACTGTATTAAAACTCTGTAAAAATTTTAAGATCTGCATTTCAAATCCAGAGAAAAGTTTAAGTAATTAACAGAAGAAATTTAGCACAACTAAATAATGCCAATCAATTCACACTTTTAAATTTTTATCGTGATTTAATTCAAATA